CGTGCTTGACTATTCATTTATGTTTGTCAGTGCATCAGAGTTTAGCGCCAAAATTAATGGTGCTGACCTTAACAACCTAAACCAAATTGCCGTCACTGGCATGGGTGCTGCTACTAACTCATCCGTCGAATGGGGTGAGCAATATCAGGGTGGACGAGGCGTTCTTAACCTTCGTAAACTAAATCAACGTGGTAACTGGAATGCTTCTGGTATTTTTACACCTGACCCACTAAATGGTTCACACGTACTTTTCGTTGTTCGTCTCGCTAATGCAGGTACTGCACCAGCTCCAGACGGCACTGTTGGAAATGCTGTTACAGCTTCCGCAGCGATTTCGGATGCACTAAGTGTGAACTCGGATGGTTCTACTCTTACTATTCCAAGCTTCGAGTCCGACTTTGCGGTCGATTCAAGCCCACGAATTCCAGAAGTAGATATTCGCATCGAATCAACTAGCGTTACGGCTCAAACCCGTAAACTCAGGGCTCGTTGGTCACCAGAAATGGCACAGGATCTCACAGCATTCTACTCGATTGACGTAGAAGTTGAGCTTACAAACATTCTCTCTGAGATGATTACGCTTGACATTGACCGTGAAATCTTGAACGACCTTCTTACCCAAGCAGGAGCAGCTAACCTTTACTGGTCACGAGCACCTGGTAAACTTGTCAACAAGTATACTGGCGCCGAGGCTCTTCAAAGCAGCACGCTGTCCCCTGGTCCAATGGCATTCACGAATGTTCAAGAGTGGTATCAGACTCTTCTTGAGACTATTACTGACGCTGCTAATACTATCCACAAAAAGACTCTTCGTGGGTCTGGTAACTTTATCGTTACATCTCCTGACGTATGCACAATGTTTGAGCACCTCGGTGCCTACAAATCGTCATACAGAGTTGATGCTGACGGTCAAGTCCGTGACAACATGGTAGTTGGCGCTGAGGCAGTTGGTAACCTTAACAACCGTTATACGGTCTATAAGGATCCTTACTTCCCAAGCAACAAAATCCTTGTTGGTCTTAAGGGCAATACGTTCCTTGAGAGTGGATTTATCTACGCACCGTATGTGCCTCTCATCTTGACTCCTGTGATTTATGCACAGGAAGATTTTACTCCTCGCAAGGGCGTAATGACTCGATACGGCAAAAAGATGGTCAGAAATGACTTCTATGCAACCGTGACGGTCTTGGACATGGGTATTATATAATTGCCTTAGAAATGTAAACTGATGAAAGCCACTTCTTTGAAGTGGCTTTTTTCGTTGGAGAAACTTATTTTCAATTTTGGATATGGAGGTTAGCTTTTTGCCTTTTTGTCTTAGAATACTAATATGAAAACATTTTTTAGAAATCAAGGCGACAGAGCAGGAATTTATAAAATTACAAATATCAAAAATGGTCGAGTTTATTACGGTTCGACAAGCAGATTTAAAACCAGAGCTTATAGTCATAAAAATGATTTGTTAAAAAATAGGCATAGAAATACATTTTTACAAAATGATTACAATAAATGCGGCGAAGAAGCATTTATATTTGAAATATTGGATGTCCTAGAAGGCGAACAAAAACTTCGAATTGAAAATGAACAAGCATATTTAAATGAATTTTATGACAATCAAAAAAATTGTTACAACTTATCACCAACCGCAGGCGAAAGCCGGCTCGGCAGTAAGAACTCTCGCCCCTACAACCCGGAGACAGACGGTAGGGCAACCTCACGGACGCCGGAAGTCTGTGCCATTGTAAGCGAAAAGAATAAAAAACATGGAACACACCAGAGAAAAAGAAAGAAGCGAAAAGAAACGCTTACAAGCGTTGGGATAAGCATTCGGCAGATATAACAGTTACGAATAAGAAAACAAATGAATGTGTTGTTATAAAAGGTTCTGTAAGAGCCTGGTGTGAAGAAAGAGATTTATCATACAAGTCTTTTCATTTAATGGTAAGAGGGAAAACAAAATCAAGCGGTGGTTGGTTTCTTGGCAAAAAAGAGCCTAAATATATTGAACGAAAAGGTGAAAAAAGAAAGCCACTCACCAGAGAACATAAAGCAAAAATAGCGGGCGGCAAATACAAGGGTGTTGCATTGACAAACAAGGTAACCGGCGCCACGTTTACGCTTGGCTCGAATGTGAAAGAGACTTGCAGAGAAAAAGGTATTTCATACAGCAGCTTACAGAAAATGCTAAATGGCAAATGCAAAAGTGCAAGCGGCCATATCTTATCCAAACCAGCTTAAACATGTGCTAAAATAACATGCAAGCTAAGGGTGACTCATTATGCAGGAAAATAGTAGCTGTGTTGTTTATTATAATTTCACTACGAAAGATTCGACCGTTTTTTGTTCCAATAGAGAAGCGGGTGAATCTTTTGATACAACTTCCGATCTCGTAAGAACATATGCAAATGTGACAAAAAACTTTCTATTAGGTAAAGTACCCAGCCCAAAATATTATGGAGAAGGTGTTTTTTATTTTGCTAAAACAAATTCTACAAAGCTTGTCCTCAACAATCTCCTATCCAAGATATCTTTATTAAAATTTGAATGCAAGGAATGTCACTTACGATTCGCTTCTACCAGGGCTCTGTCAAGCCATCTACAGTTTAAACATAATTTAAAGTCTAAGGACTACACAGTAAAACATTTTTACAACAATAGGCCTCCGGCGTGCCAACAAGGTGATTGCAAACACCCAGTTAGATACACTACGTTTGCTTTTAAAGGATTTTGCAAAAAACATTCTAACGTAGCAATGAAGCTTGGTGGGTCCAGAGGCGGACGAGCCGAGGCATGGAATAAAAACAAAACAAAATATGATGACGCAAGGATAATGAAACAATCACTTGAAATGACTGGTTCCAACAACCATTTCTATGGTAAGAAGCATGTTAAAGAAGTGAAAACGGAAATAGTCAATCAAAAGAAATTGTCAAAAAAAGAAATTGATGAAAGGTTTTCGCAAAGAAGCAAAGACTTTACATTTGAAAATTTTGATTATGAACAATACGCTTCACGGCAGTATCAAAAAATCCAAGCCAGATGCAACAAATGTAAAAAGATTTCGGAAAAAACTTTGCAGTCTATCGAAAGAGGAACCTTGTGCAAATTTTGTTACCCCTTTACAGTTTCCAAAGGCGAATTAGAAATGGGAGATTTTATTAAAAGTAAAATACCTAATGAAATTGTGAGAAACGATAGAAAAATCATTGCACCTTATGAGTTAGATATTTATATTCCAGATTTAAATTTGGCGTTTGAATACCATGGTGTATATTGGCACATGGATAAAGGACAAAGCGGCTTTAACAAAACCCTGCATTTGGAAAAGCAAAAATTATGCGAAGAGAAAGGGATACAGCTGTTACAATTTTTCTCAAATCAGTGGGAGCAACAAGACGACGTAGTAAAGTCAATGATTGGCAATAAGATAAAAGCAAATAAAAGAAAAATTGGCGCCAGGGAAACAAGTTTGTCAAAACTTAACCCAAAACAAGGAAAAGAATTTTTCGAAAACAACCATCTTCATGGCAACGCACGCAGCACAGTTTACTTTGGTTTGCTTGGTAAAAAAACAGGAGAGATGCTGTCAGCAATTTCTTTAAGAAAACCTTTTCATAAAACTCATGATGGTTCTTTGGAAATATCCAGATTTGTTACAGCAAAAAATATAAACGTGGTTGGCGGGTTCAGCAAGCTGTTTAAAGAAGTAAAAAAATATGCAAATGAAAACAAATACGAATCAATTATTTCGTATGCTGATTTACTAACAGGAAATGGCCTGGTGTATGAGAAAGCAGGATTCGAACGTATTAAACAAACCGGATTAAACTATTGGTACACTGATGGCAATGTGTTTTATAATCGTTTTAAATTTAGAGCCACAAAAGATAAACCACAGAAGAAAGTAGCAGAAGAGTCGGGAGTTTATAAAATATTTGGAGCCGGCAATTACTTATATAAAATTGAGCTATAAATCAGAACTTGCATTGCATTGACAATATATATCTATATGGCAAAGCTCATATCGCTGTCCAGGCTTGTTGTTTTTCGTTCATCGCTATACAAAGCTTTTGATGATTGCGAATTTGGAAAATGCTCACACAGCAAAGGACCAATTGAAGTCATGCCAATTGAGAAGGAAGGTAAATTCCAGTTAATTGATGGCCATCACCGACTTATTGAATTTCTTGTAAATCAAAAGCACAAGAAAAGTAATAACAAAATTTCGGTAAAAACTAACGATTCCTATCAAGCGGAAGAATATTATGCTATTGCCGGCCCAGAAGAGCGTTGGGAATTTGATGGAAGTTTAAAATACGGCAACCTAGAAGATTTCGCAGATGAAGAAATTGTTGACGAACTAGCAGAAACCCTTGACAATAAAAGCATTTTCGAGGGTGTTTTGCCGATAGACGAGCTACTTTTATTTCTTGAGGCATCGAGGCCACGAAGAGGTTCGGATAGGTGAAGAACCGACGGTACCGAGAATCCTCGGCCATGTAGCCGAGACTATAGATATGAATCAAAAGCCCGATGCCGGTGATGACCAGCGTCATCAAGCCACCGAGCGAATCCATGACGAACTCGGCCCGAATCGCTGCACTGTGCCGGCCCAGTCAAATAAAGATTATTGATTCAGGCAAAGGGATGATCTCTGAGGCGTGAAGAATTATACACTACCCTAACAAAACGATTTGCCAGCAAATCTATTGTTTTCATTTGTTGATACATACAACTACCTTAAAACGTCCGTAGGTTGCATAGTTATAAGAGACCCAAGGAATTAAATGACCAATAAGAAAAGATGGCAAAAACTAGCTGGCGTTACGCCGAACCCGAACAATACCGATGTCAATAAAGACAAGCCTAGTCTTAAGGAAAACCTTGGTAATCTCGGAATGGTTTCGCCCGGAGTAATTGGGAACCCTTTCGGCAATCGGCCTAAAGAACCAGAATATAATCTTGACGGCATTTTCGAAGATATGAATAAAGAGTATATATCGGAAGAGAATGACGATAGCGAAATATACGATGAGAAAAGTAGTGGTCCGACAACTCCTGGGCATTACTGGTTTAAAGATTTTATCAATGACGGACCAGATCAATGGCAGATTGTCAAATGGAATGGTAAAGAACTCTCGTTTGCAGGTGGTCCAAATGCCGCTGCGCTATTCAAAGGATCGAAAGAAGAGTATAAGTCCAAAGGTCCGCAGAAGTGGCGACGCTTAGGAGATTTTATTGGTCCCCTGTCCCCACCAAAATCTTAAGGATACTTTTGTGGAGAGCAACACCAAGCAGTTTTACGGTAGTAACTTTCAGCACACCCTTAAATAATACACGGTTTCTAAGGATGGCCTAGCACAATACGGGGTTCATTTTTCAGAATATCCAAAATGGGGAATAGCGCCCGGTGGAGGATATTTTCCAAGAGGGGTGTATTTTTATTATCTTACCGGCGATTGCGAAGCTGCCGTTGGCACCGGGTTTGCAACCAACCGGAAGTGGGCAAACATTGCTCGAATTAACAATGAAAAGATGGTTATTTTAAAGCAAGGGCACTCGCAAGCTTTCGATAATGATAAATTGCTAAAAAGCCTCAAGAGGCTTCGTCGAGAATTTGGATCGCTACATGCGAGCGAACCGGCTGGTGAGAAATTTAACAAACTTAGCAGATCCAATCCAGCTTTTTCTAAACTAGGCAAGGTGCTTTCGACAATGGAAGCACAAGGCCTTGGCAGTTTCAACAAACTTCTACATATTGCGGGATATGACGGTATCGTTGATTATGACAAACACCTACTCCCAATAGAAAACTGTCAGGGAGTACAGACCTGGCCAGGTGGAGTGGATATGATCGAAAGTATCCCATCTCCAAGTAAAAGCCCCACTTCAAACAACAGGCTTGCAATCATGCTAAAGAGGCTTCGGTATCAGGCTAACGGGTCTCTTAAATTATCAGCTGATGAAATCCAACAAATAGTTTTAATGCTTCCAAAGTTTTATCAAAAATGGGATATCTCAGATTCAAGGTCTGACTTGTACGGCTGGCTTTCACAAAAACTTGACTTTACTCACCTAGATAGCCTGAAATGGTTAGAGAGTAAAGACTTCTTCGGGGTGAAATTCTACCAGGAACTCGACAGAAACCCTACAACCCCAAAGAAATATTGGCAACAGCTATTGCATTCTCGTGACCACGGTGCCAAACTTACCGCACAGGATAACCTGGAAGAAAACCTATCCCATTTGCCACTAAAACAACTTCTTTTATTTATTAACGAATAACAATTCAGGCGTTCAAACCTGGGTTTTGCATTTATTTATTTCTAAGTTGCTATTTTCTTTATGTTTTCTATCGTTCTCTCTATCCAATCGTGTCAAAATAAAACAATATTAACACTATTATCATAACGCATGAAAGGAAAACTACCGATCATCGAGAGGACAACCATGAATGAAATTAATAGCGAGCAAGTCGCCTCCGACCAGCCTAAAAGAAAAGTGTTAACGGCGACGCCCAAAAAGAGAAGAAGAAAAATCTCAAGACGGAAGCCGGGGTCAAAGCCAACAAAGAAATATTTTACAATGGACACACAGGATGCCATTGTTAGATATCAAAAATCCGAAATCCAACAAGAAATGGATATGATTTATGTAAAAGAGATTCTGCCTGCTTTTGATGCTTTGGTTGAGAATCTAATAAATGTTTATGGATTCAAAGTAACGCACGACTCGAAACAGGATTTAAAAACAGAGTGCCTTGAATTCTTATATGCCACAGTTCATAAGTTTGACGCAACAAAAGGTTCGAAAGCCTTTTCATATTTTAATGTTGTTGCAAAGAACTGGCTTACGATCAAATCAAAGAAAAATGTTAAAAACATGAAAAAATATATTTCTTTGGATTATCGAGAAGGAATGTCGCAGGGCGACCTCGGCGCTCTCGAACGTTACAACTATATTCCTGGTGCTGATGAGGTGATGTCCACCGAAGAAATGAATGTGTTCTTACGAAATGTTGTGGGTGAGTTAGAAAAAAGAACTAGAACCGATAATGAAAAAGCAACCATTTCAGCAATTAAAATTATAATAGACCGACTTGAAGACATAGACCTGCTCAGCAAAAGAGCGGTACTCTTATATATCCGAGAAATCACCGGGCTAAGCTCGAAGCAACTTTCTATCGTATTATCGTCCCTGAAAAAGCATTATAAAGAAGTTAGAAAACTGGAAGAATTTTCTTACACCTAAGCTGCTTGGGCTTTATAAGCTCAAAGGGTTGTTAGAGGCGAAGTAGGTTCCATCCTCTTCGTCTTCACTTACTTCTACCGCTTGTGAGATATCGAGATCTTCGTATTTGGAAATGCTCTGCCAGGCGCTACCGTCCCAAAACTTTATATATTCGGGCGCAATGTCGTTATAAATAATGAAAGCATCAGAGCGGGCATCCTGGGTGCCTGGTTCGTCATTATCTAGGTCATCCTCATCAAAGCCTGCTGCATCCACTTGTAAGACCACGGGTATTAGTCCATCGGCATAAAAATCATCGCTTGAATGTTCGGCAATGTTTTCTAATTTTGAATACCAGAACCTAACCCCAGGCTTCTCTGTTAAAAACAAACCTTTGCCTGCGTGCGATGCATAACCTTTTCCAAAGTTACTTTCCTGACCACCAGCACTTAGACCGTTTTCCGATATACTATCCAGTCGATTAGCGAATGTTACATGATATAATGGCTCGTCTGTCTCACCTGAGCCATCCTCATTTAGACTTTTATTTATTTTAGGAGCATTGCTTACGGTATTTTTTGATTCGCTTCTCACGGGCATATCGCCAGAGCAAAGCTTTGTCACAGCATCTTCGACTAAAAGATCTATGATTTTTTTTATATTCTGGCTCATTGTTAAGAATAAATAGCACCACCTGGGTGATTATTTATGAAATTTATGAAAAAATAATTGTGAATAAATTGCAGAAAGTGTCGACGCCCATGTCGTCGGTATAAACCTTACCAACGAAGAACACATGTTTTGTTTTGCCATCCTTGGTAGCGAATGAGCCAAAATCTATAACATCTAGTTTTTGTAGCTCATTGTTTGAACTTTCGAAAAACTGCCCCATGATGTTACTCTCTCGGGAGGTTTCAGTAAATAGAAATGTTTGAGCAAATCCTTTTTGTTCGTACTCGGCGATTTCCTGTTCAACATCCTCAAACGTTAAAACAGGTTCTTGATTCATGTTTACGAATTCGCCGAGCGGAGTCGCTTCGGTTGCACCGAGCCTGGGTTTGTTAACTGGTGGCAGAAACTGATAATTGGGAATGTGGCTAAGTCTTTTATCTTGATAAAAACCTTCAACGTCGTTGATACTTGCATTTGGCAATTGATTTGGGTCTAGCGGCCTGTCTTTTGTTATGTTAAAAATTGCCTCGCTTGGACCAACTACAAAGTTTTTCTCTTTCTTGTCGAGAGAGTCCGGGCTTTTTAGGATATATAACTTCTTGAAATTGTCAATAGATGAATCAAGAAGTGCGTTTGATAAACTAGTAAAGGCAGAACCTGTTACTGGGGTTGTTTCGTTCTCCGAGGAGGAAGATAAAACTTGCCCGCCACGAAATACATATCGTTGCGAATTTGTTACCGGGAATCCGGTTAGCCTACCAGAGTCGTCTGATTCAATCGCAATAGTATCCTGTGGGTCACTTGTTGCTTCAAGTTGTATTCGACTTGTTTCGTCAAGCCCACCACTAACAATTGTATCTTGCTTGTAAAACGTTCCTCCGTCTGTAAAAGAATAAAACTCTGCTACAAGCTTACCTTGGGCAATTTGTCTTTTACCTTCTGTGGTGAGAATTACATCGAGTAATCTAGTTTTTGCATTTAAAATTCCGGCGATTGGACTACCCCCCTGACGTTCTTAAGTATCTTAAATTTGTTTTATTTGGCATTATCTAAAATTTTCCAAGTTAACATCATCAAAGAATGGTTGCCCAGCCTTATACTCATAGTCAAATTGGCCAGAGTCAGTCGGATTAAAATCCGGATTAGAGGCGGTTGCGTATATTTTTGCTCTGCTATGGGCTACAGAACCAGAAACAAATCTTATCGAAACCGGGGAATCTGTTATTGTAAGATTTTGATTTTGTGTAGATTGTTGTCCTCTTACCACGAGCTTGCTTAATTTCCGTTGCTCCAGCATGTCTCTAAACTGACCAAATTTGCCAAGTCGATAAACGACATTTGTCGACGACGGCGTGCCATTATAAATACCAAATTTCCAACCTTTAATTTTAGGGCCAAAGAGTCTAATATAACAAGCATCGGCATTGCCATAAAAATCATAAATCGAGTAATCATCAAAGGAAGGAATCCTGCCTTTGCCAATAGAATAACTTCCCCCATACTGGTATTGTTCGAGATCGATATTGATCCCATCGCCAAAACCAAAAAAAGTTTTATTGTAATCTAAATTGGATGGGCGACGCAGGGATGAACCTGACAGGAATTGTCCCTTTTCAACCAAGGCGGAATCATTGATTTCGTCGGTATTGCCAAACTCCGCATCTAGCAATCTAAACACCAGAATCCCGCTGTCGCCACTGCCATTCCAAGGATGGTTAACTCGGCCGCTTATAAAAACGTTACTTGGCGATGGAGTGAGTGGGGAACCAGAGTCCTCTACCGCACGAGAGCCGACAGCCAGCCCGCCAACGCCTACGCTTCCCTCGGCATTAGAAAGATTAGGTAATTCATGGTTGGCCCTTACCCAAGTTAATCCATCGTCAGCACTAAAATGTACGCCGGAATCCTCTGCAACTATAAACCACCTGTCCGTTTCTGGCAATGTTCTAATTTTGTTGTAATCACCAGAATAGCTGTTAGGTGCGGTGCGGAGGGTCCATGTGCTGCCTCCATTCGCACTTCTTAATATACAACCGCTTTCGCCGACGGCGATTAGTGTATTTGTAGAATTGTTATAATCGATACTGTATAATTCCGGGATACTTCCAAGGCCTAGTGAACCAGAACTCGGGGTAATATCGGTCCATGTTTCTAAATGCGGGTTTGTGAGCGTTGCCGGGGCTCTGGCAATAATTCCGTTGGCTGCATTATTTTTCCCACAAACAAAATTATAATCATTTGTCGGGTTACCAAAGGCTGTCGAAAACCAAACTGTGCCAACCTGATTCGCTATGCCGGCAGTGCTTCGATCCCACGAGTCGCCAAGTTTTGAAGAAAACCCAATATAGGCCGTATCAGCCCCAGTTTTATCTTCACCAACGAGAACAAGTGTTTTGTCTACCGTTCGCCAAAAACCACCGGGGTCTTGAGTTCCAATATCAAAAAAAGCACCGTTCGTACCTAAGCCAGAGACACCAACCGTTTCCCAATTTTCTTTATCAATCCCCTTTGAACCAGTTGTAGTTCTTTTCAACAGTGCCCCTCCTCCGAAGGAAAAGCTGTTTAGGCCGGCAAGCATAAACCAATTCCAATGATAACCTTCGGTTACCAAACCTGTGTTATAACCCTCGGCATGAATTTTCATAATGTCGTTGCTCCCAGTGTTTGCTACTGGAAGTGCGACAGAACTGGTATTTACGGTCAATGTTTCATCAATAGCACCGGGGGCTGCATTTAATCCTGCACGAGTCCCTCGGCAAACATATTCCCACTTCACCCCATCTGTGCTTTTGAGTAATGTATTATTGGCCCCCCCTGCAACATACAGGCTGCTGGGTCCGATGGCCAACGACACAATAAACGGATTATAAAAAACATCATAGAGACCGTTCCATGACTGGGTTTGCCTATGACTGAATTGCCCCGAGCCAGTTGGGTCTGTAATTGAACTTGCAAAGCTCCAAATTTGTGAAAATCCGCTATATTCATACAAGGTTGGGTTTGCCCCGATTATATAAAGACTACCAATATTTGAAGTCGTTATTGGGGTTGAAACAGCGTTATTTAAATCCGTATCAAATTTAACAGGATTTTTAAAATTATTACCCACGGAAAGCACTCTGGTAAAATTTTTGTATTTTGACTGAAAGGGGAATGGGGATTGTTGCCAGGAAATATCGATAAAATCATCAGCAGGGAAAGCCAAGGTGCCAAAGTCGGCCAGCGATTTTCCATCAGCAGAAAACCATGTATGAATACTGTCGTTGGTCATGCCGGCAATATTGAATTTTTCACTGGCTTCCAATTCTGCACCAGTAAAAAGCCCGTTGACACTTCCGGAAATATATGGCCGCAAAACACCGTTGGCATCGCCAATGGCGCCTGGCGACGGCAGAAACGAGTCATAATAAACTTCATTTGCGGTTGATATTTTGTTATATTTTGTTCCAGATTTCGATTTCACCCTTGAACCTGATACGAAACCAAGGCGTTCACTATAAGGCAGCTCGATATTTTTAAAATCACCAACCAACCCGTTTGCGATTGTTGCTACAATTTTTCTTTTCCTTGAACGTTCATTGGAAAAAATATCCCCCTGAATTAAATTGCCGTTATTTGAACCAGAATAGGAAATCGATGGCTCTATTTCAAATTGATCAATCATTTCCTATTACCTCATGTATCGCAACACTGGACAAGTTCTGGTTAAGAGTGTCATGGTGTTCCTCCCCTTCGCTTACTCTGGATCCGTATAGGACAACCTTATGTATGCCTCCCTGAGACCAAGAAAGCTCGGGGCCTACGCCGGTAAAAGTGTATGCTGAGGCGGGTGCGTCTACTGTAATAAACCCGATCGGAGGAGGGCTAGGGTTGAAAATTTCCTCTTCTCCTATGTACGCATACCTATTTTGCGCATAAGTTAAAGTTAACGGAAGCTGCCAGCCGAGAATCAATTTATCACTTGGTAACACCAGGTAGGGATTTGCTTTGTCGTATTTTTTATTAATAGGGTATTCTGTGTTGTCCGTAAAAAACCTGTTGTCAAAACTAAAATCTTCTGCTGCGCTTTGAGAAATTATTGTTACAACTGATTCTGAATACCCTCCAATTTCTGGCGATTCAAAAGCGTTGACTAAATTTTTACCAAAGTCTCCTGAAATATTTCTTCCGAAATTTTTCCAACTTTCTATTGGCTCATCAACGCCTACTGGTATTAGGCCAAGTATGGGGGCATCTTCAATTTGCTGATCAATTTTAATTGAAGCGCCGTCACTATAATAAATTGGTGATTTAACTACGCCAGATATTTCAAACTGGCCATCAAAATGCAAAGTTGGGTTACCTCCGCTGATAAACAAAGGCTCATAGTTAAATTCCCGTTTTTGACCTTCAATAAAGGATGCGGATAGGCTGGATGTTGAGGCATATTTGTGCGAAGTTTGAGACATTTGCAAGTATGTTACCAGATCTCTACTTATCGAATCTTCTTTTTGGTTTAGGGTTGTCGTATATTTTTGTCTGTTGGAGTTCCTATCGAAAGCTTCAAACTCAAATTTGGGCCTGCCAATAGAAAAGTTTCTTTCATTTAAAATAAAGAAAGTGTTAATTGTTTGATTTACATCGTCGTTGTTGTTGCTGAAATAATAATTGTGGTTATAACTTCCGCTCCAATACAGAACAACTTTCTCCAATAAAAACGGCTCATTGATATAGTCAGACATGACAATATGATTATCGGATGTTCCTTTAAATTTTGGACTGTGTGGGAATCCAAAGTTTGTAACTGGCCTGGCAAACCCACTTGTATCCACATTGTTATAGCCTTCGTCAAACGGTCCAATAATACTAGCCCCGAAGCCAACTGGCTGGTCCTCTAAAAACCTATTCATTATGTCGGCATTTCCTCCCACGGAAACAGCTTTATAATTTTCAAACTCATAACCGCCGCCGACGCCTTCCCATTTTTTTTCCGTGTTATTCCAATATGCCATTGGATAATTGTTTGAAGGGCCTCCGGAAACTGGAATTACAATTTTATCGCTCTCCCCTCTAATTTCGCTAGCAGTTAATGCCCGGCTGATAACTTTAATGTTTGATACAGAACCAGAAAATAATGTTGCCGGGAAATTCCCGGAGCCGTCAGGATGCGCCCCTACCCAAAACTTTTGCTGACTCCCTGATGTGTCCATTTCAGGAAATCCTGTGTGCAAATAACTTGCTTTAAATTGACCGTCAACATAAAATTTTGATGTATCCGACTCTCTGACCACGGCGACATGATGCCACTCGTTTATGTCAAGAACATTTGCTGGTGTTGAATAATCGCTATTACTGCCACTGGGGCCTGCTTCAAGAAGCACTCCGACGGAACCGTCGAGGAGCCGGTTAATTGTAATACCGCCGAGGATGTTCGACGCCAACGACTCACCTGTGGATCCGATCGTAGTGAGCAACGAAGGATTGGTAAGCGTCGCCGGCTTTATAACAGCTTCAATTGTTAAATTTCCAGTAATTTGAAAACCGGCATCAAGGATTGATGAGCTAAAGACTGTGTAACCGTCCAGAAAAATAGCCTGACTCCCAGTGAATGGCCCTTCGACGAAAGATACCGAACCCGAAACAAGTTCTATCTCTCTGCCATTGCCACTCATGTCAAATATATCACCATCAAATTTATAAAACGCCACAGGGTCATATTCTGTACTCAAGTGTTGTAATTTTTCTAAATCTTCGGGCTTAACTACCGTCCCCAGAAGATTTTGTATGTGTATCCCGTGGGTTTCGCTTGGAGTGATATCTATTTCAATTTTCGACTTCGCCCACAGCGGCTGGGAAAAACCAGGCGAAACCTCCGAAGGGTTTGTGCCTGTAGAGTAAAACTCGGTGCTTCGTCCTTTTGACAGCGCATCGGCTGCCGGGTTTCCAAAATCCCGGAACGGAGTAAATGATTGCCCAGATTCAAATCTAATGCCCTGGTCACCGACCCCTTTTCTCAAAACGCCTGGGGCGGATATGTTTGTCAGCTGCTCAGGAGGATGGTCAATATATTGGCTGCCTGAGTTTAGCCCTGAACCTAATTCTAAATTAGAATAATTTTTAAACTCAATAGTTTTTGTGTCATCAAAGGAAACATTATGCTTACCTGTTCTATTGTCGGAAGAAATTCTAGGAGTTGTAGGCAAGCTTCCGCTTGCATTGTCCCTCTCTCTTAATTGGATTTTCGCAGGCAGACCTTTGATTCTAGTTTTTTTATTAATTCTAGGCATTATGCTCCCCTAAACTCTCCTCTGAAAGCTATCGAATCAGTTCCGTATATTGCCGAATCTGCACCATAAACATCACCACCTGCGGTCGCAGACTTCCTTGAAAATGTACCTCTAATATCTTCACTTAGATCAAAATCAAGTCTCTTAAGTTGGTCAATAAAAACCGGGTCCGTTGTTTGTATTCGTCGAACTATTTTTTCATCGTTCGTATCATCAAAAGGGTCAATGTTTCTTATTATAATTGGCGTGAAACCTTCGACAACAACCGAATCAACCGTGTCTGCTCCAAAGTATTGTTGCCCTTCATCGAGGAAAAACCGTGAATCCAGCGGAGGGTTGTATTCTATAAATTGTTCAACACGGGATGACGCTCCGTCCAAACTATCAAAATTGTTCCCATCTTCAAGACTCCCTTTAACACCCCTTGGGTAGTAAGGGCCATCGTTTGAATTTTTGCGCATAGGAATTGTAAACGGTTCTATTATCGCCTCTTCTTCTTGTTGCGGGCCATTATTAAATACGATCGGAAAAGGGTATGAGTAATCGCTATCGTCTATGTACCATACCGGATCAAATTCTGGCTTTTCCAAGAAGGTGATCGAATTATCAAACTCAACAAAGCTCCTGGCTTGGCCAAGAGTCGAAACCTTTGTTCTGTGTTTTAGGTCTCCTGACCACATTTTAGGCTGGCTTGTTTCATATACATGCTTGGCTCGGGTAATTGAAACGCCTTGGCGGAAACGGTCAATGGCTGTCGTGTCATAACCCTGGGTTGAATCAATAAAAAGGCTTATGGCACTTTGGATTCTTGGTCCATTCGTGTCATTAAAAGGAGTGAATTCCCCAAATGCAAGATTTTCATTTTCGTTAACGGTTGAAGCCATGGTATTAGTTAGTTTAAATTATACTTTTCTATCCTAGAAGTTTATGTCATAAAGTATGAAATTTATCGACTTTATGCAAATATAATTATTATTATTATTATTATTTAGATGGTTGGTATCGCTCGGATATCAACTTCCAGCCTTTGTGGTGGTTGCGTTTTCCGTGTATTACCTTAGTAAGCAAACTTCTTTCTAAATTATGCTTTCTGCAAAACCTGGTAAGATTTGTTATTGGGCCGAATATTTTTCCATTCGGATCTTTGAGTTTAATAAAATAGGTTTTTTGACGGGATTTTACCATTGCATCAATAACATGTGGTTTCGTCTTTCTTCCTATATTTGCTTTCAAGAGAGCTTTTTTTGTGTTTGCGTGCATCGAACTCTTCTTTCCCATATGTGCTTTGCTAATTTTCTCTCTGGTTTCAGTAGAACATTCTCTACCTTTGTTTAAAGCGCTTGGTACTTCCAATATAGACTTTGCCGTTTTTAATATTCGTTATTTTATATACACCGCTTTTGTTGCCCTGGCCATGATACTCTTTTTTCATATTTAACTCCTATAGAGTTAGTATATGACAAAGGTAACGTTTTATCTCGCTAATATCGACCTAGCCGACCTGTAATGAGTTGGAGCAGAATTGTGTCTTTTAGACTATGCCTGTTGTTTTCTCCGAGGTAAATGTCGGAGAATAAGTATTCCACTTTCGCACGTTCCAGCATATGTGACTCCACCACAAAGTTAGTTCCTAAAAACTTGGTCTTCCTCGGTAGGAGTTGTTCTACAAAAGTTCCTATGTTTGTATCAAACCACTTATAAAACTCGAAAAATAATTTCAAGTTCATCTTTCCAACAAGCTTGTTGAAATACACTTCTCGTAAAGATTCTAAATCTGGATAATCGGGAGAAAACATCAGCTCGGGCGAGCCTAATGAATTATTAAAATCATCAAGCGAAGAAAAAATTGTTATAATATCCTGGTCAAGCGCATCAACCACTGAGAAATCTATCGTAAACCTATTGTTGTCCGTGGGGCGTTCTGATGGTTCGGTTTCGTAAACAGGGGCAACTTGTGCCCAGGGCGTATCTTGTACTAAATCAAAGTTTTGATAACTTCGTACTCTAACTTTTTCGGTTGTGGCGGCTTGATCAAATTTTGGCGAAAGATAGCTGAAAAAGAATCTTTCCGGCACGATCACAGAGCTGGTAGCAGGAAAGGTTGAACCTGAAATTGTAAAACCGTTTTGAGAAAAATCTGTCAACACGATCTCGCCAGACGAGTTTGACCTTGTAACAATTTGGTCTGTTGAAATATCCAGCCTCAGTCTTTCCCAGGAACCAGTTGGAGTGGTCGTGAAATTGAAATTTGTTTTCGGGTCGACGACGCCGACCGAGCGATAATTGCGAACGTGCTCTGGCCATTCTTTTGCGGTCAATGCCTTGCTCCAGAATCTCATTTGGGTTAATTTGCCGCTAAAATCATAAACCTGCGGAGTCATTGCGATATCGTCAGAGTTTAAAAACCTGTCTGCGAAGGTCGGCAACCCGCCCGATGTAGTCCCGGCAGCAAGGAAAACACCCTCATTAAACACACTTAAGCGCTGGAATACGCTGCCTGTGCCTACAGAAAACGTATAGTCATTATGGTATGATGATGTAGAATAGCTTTCCAACACGTCTCCATTTCCTTGCTTTGCGAGTCGCAAGAAATATGACGACGACACAATCGAACCAATTTCATCATTTCTTTGTCTGCCAAAAGAAACGTACCACTGGTTTCCATCGAAAAGGTCAGCGCCTGTGATTGGTATAGCAAGCATATCTGCCCCAGATTGTTCGCTTTGCCTTACGAAAAGAGTCGTGTGTCCGCCTCGGACTGTGACCAGGTTAGCTAGCAAAGCCTTGTCTGGCCCAGACGACCCTGTTGAAACAAGGCGAGCCAAGCTTTGTGAACTATATCCGTAATTCTGTAACGGGATTTTATAAGTTCCCTCAAAAGTCCAAGAACCTGATGTTAATAGCGAATCACTAGGGGTGTTTGAGGCGACCGGATATCCAGATTCGATCTTACTTGCGGACAGAAATGGAGACTCTATGTAGCCGCCTGAAACAAAATTGAGCATGGCTGAAACTTCACTTCTTTTGTCTCTTGCAAAAGAAAGGGAAAGCTTGCTCGGGCCTCCGTATTCCCTTATTCTGAAATTGTTGTCTGGGTCTACGCCGACCGAGCGTATAAATGATTTAACTGAGTGAATAGTTCCTTTAGAACGCATTACATCCTGAAGGTTTATTAAAATTCTACGCCAGATTTGATTTCTTATTGACAGCAGAGATATGTCATTTGTGCTTATATCGCTTTGGATATTCTCAGCTTCAATATACTGTTCAATTGAGCTACCTTCAAACATTGGAGGAAGTTCAATGCCTTCGTTTCTTGCAAAAAATTGTAAAAATTGATCCGGTACGGTATCTGTTTGATCGTAATCAACTGCGTTTAGGGTTGAGAATGCCTGAATATAAAGCTTCATTTCATCGAAGAACTTTGCCCATGTATATAAAAGCAACAGCAGAGTTTGCGTCGCCCCTAATTTTACACTTCTTGGATCGGTGCCAGATTGCAGGGCATCAACAATTGCGCCATTCTCTGTTTCTAAGCCATCTTCGCCCTGGCCTTCGGTGAAATAATGCACCGGGATAAGCCTGGTTATTATATTGGGATTATCGTCGTCATATAAAGACGCCGATAAAAGTAGCCCATTTCGGAAAGTTGTTATGCCTTCATTGTTCGGAAAAAGAATTGGTGAGTCATTGACTTTTTCGTATACCATAGGGCTTGCGCCAAGGGCACCGGACACGTTTCTTATTTCGTCGTCCAGTGCTGATAAATCATCTAGCCTGCCGTGCAACGAATTGCCAGAATGATCGAGTATGACGGCAGAATTGCTTCCAGGCGGTTCATTGAACTTGAAATAGAGCTTTAAATTATTTTGTGCGAAAACAGCTTTTTCTTTGTGCAAATTTCTTTCTGTAGGGGTTCGTGCAGCGTGCCATATTCTTAGCTCGTCGATTCCGCCTTCAAATCCAGAAACGGGTGTGAATAGCCCAGGTATAGCAGACCCGGAACCGATTAATAAATCGTTTGAACCAGAGAAATCAGTTGGTTTAATGCTGCCAAATTCAATTGGTTGTAATGAACTTGAGAAAAACTCTTGATTCACATACGAATAAATTTTTTGCTCTGCTTGACCTCTATCCCACACCCACGCCACATGATTCCATTTACCTTTTTCCAGGGCGACGCTTACAGCGTCTTTAATAGCACCTGAAACAACATGGAAGCTCATCGAACCTGTCGAGGCTGTTACGTCATCATAGGAAACATAAAACCCTTGCCGACTGCCCGGAGAGGCATGACTAACAACCTTGTCGATGACGGTTGAGGCAGGTTTAGAGCCTGTTGGTAGGTAAAACCAACCTTCCAAGGTCATTGACTTATTACCTGGGTCTATTACACTCTCACCTGTTCTTTTTGTTGATAGTGTTGGGTATGCAGCGCCCGCAACGTCTTTTACAGTTATGAAAGCGTCATCCTGCAAGTGAATATAATTTGTTTTCTTGGGGAAATTATCATAGACCCACTTTTCAAAACCAGTTAATTTGCTAAAGAATAATTCAAATTCCTCTTTTGTTCCGTCGAAAGGAAACTCATTGAATATTTTTTCGAAAGCAACGTTTGTTTTAACTTGAGCGCTATTGAAAAAAGTATGATTTTCAAAGTTTAACCAGTCAATATTTAGCTGTTGCGTGTTGCGGATTCCGGTTCCATCAACATTATATTTGAAGCTGGCTGTATTTCCCATGCTGCTACTGGCAAATTGATTAACATTTCGCCCAAAGGAGACACTACCTTGCCCTGGGCCTTGACGCAGACCTCTTACAACCGTAGGAGAAAAAAGTCCCGGCTTATTAAGTTGTAAGTTTTGAGTATTGCTTCTTTTTTTCGACATTTATTCTACTCGGGCTTTCTTCGGCTCGAAACCATTCATGGAATTATTTTAAACCGGAATCCACGATTTGTAATAGTTTCATCTGCACCAGTGTTTGAAACACACAGCAACTCAAATTCATATACTTCATTTACAGGAAGATCTTTGAAATAAAAATCAAAATACATACCATCTTTGTCGGTAGACATCTTGGTGGATTCATCCCAGGGTATTACAACTTCTTTCGTGAAAGCTTTTATAACTCTCCATCTCATATCAGGCACAACTACCGAATCTAGTTGAACCGGAGTTTTATAACTTGGAAGCTCTTGGCTGTAGTCAGTCGCAAAAACTCTTATTTTACCTATTTCTTGCGAGTTGTATCTGTCTTTCAGGTTTGTCATGTTTATAACCAGGTTTCTGTCCGCTGCATTTAAAACAGAACCCTGAAGTTTTAGAAACTTTATTCCAGATTTTGCATATTGAACAGAGCCATCCAGGCTTTGCCAATAAACATCAAAATACTTTTCGCTTGCGGTAGAAATGAAAGTTTTCAGCTCTGCATCCTCAACGGTTGAAAGATTAAACGGGGAGTAATATATGCCCGCTTGGGGCAATGTACCGAAGTTGAATTGCCCAGCGTCGAAAGAACGAGAGAAATATGTTAGGCTTCGAGTTGTATAGGTAATGCTGGCACTATGTGAAGGACTAAAGCTGGATGTTGTATATGCTATGCTTTTTGATGCGGCCAGCTGCATGATTAGAGAGTTAGAGCCGGTTATTTCAGAGCTTCCTGAGAAGAAATTTCTTTCATTTCCACGAAAACGATTATAAACATATAGGCTTGACGAAGTATCGAAATAAACTGTGCTGCCTGGGTCTTCGATTGCATCATTGTATTGAACGGACAAAAACGGCCTATTGTTTTTATCTATAACGTTACTGCTTCCAAATCTTTTGACAAACCTAGTATAAACATCATTTTCCTCGCTTTCAATAAATGATATTCTAAATCCGTTATTGGGTATAATTCCTGCGAGCGAAGCTGAGACTATTTTCGTTATGTCAATACTAAGATCTTCATCACCTCGGGTAAAGGTTTGACGTGAGGAAAGGCTTTCCAGACCTGAACCTAGATTGCCCGAAACAATCACATCAACATCTTCTCCGAGGCTGCCAGAGGCTCCAGCACCATCCTGGCTCCATGTAACAACTGGCGACATTGAAGCAGTAAGCCAGTTGGCGGTATCTAAATCTCGGAATGCAACAACATCATTCCCACGGCCTTCTTCAAAAGACTTTGAAAGAGGAAGAGCTTCTACGGTAAAATTTGAAGGGGTTGTTTGCCCGCCATATATATCTCGCAAGTTAATTTTTACGTTAAAACCAGGGAGAGAATAATCTAAAATACTCCCAGTTAAACTCTCTAGCTCGGTGTAATCAAACTTTATTAAAATTCTCGATTTTTCTACAACAGAACCAGAAACACCAGGCACATAAGTTTCGTTATACAATTTAAATAAATCAAGCGTCCCAGCCTGACCAACATTTGATGTCGTTGATCGACTCCCGCCGATATATTTATCGGTTATATAACAATCTTTGCTGGCACTTAAAAATCTATACATGTTTTCTACCTGGGTTTATTTCTTAACTTGACATCTATAAATAATGTCCAAGTTAAGAACATCAACAATTTTTCTTTATGATTATCAACTTTAAAATTTGTTATAACGATAAGTAGTTCTAAAATAAAATCTCATTGCCCTATATATAAACCCAACAAAATCCTCCTGCATGTAGTTTTTGGTTTTTGCATGCTTTAGCAATACCGTGTATTCCTGTTTTATCCTTTGCCATCTTAGGAGAGAGGTACGTTGCAATTACTTCTCCCTTCAAAGTGACCTGCGCTACACGCCTTGCTGTTTTATTATATCGTTCAATTCTTTTTTTGCTTATTTTCTTTTTCACCTCATCCGATCGAGGTTTGCCTAAAAGGGCCTTTCGTACTGCGGCCTTGTGCTTTTCTCGGTGCTGTTTGGTAAAAACCTGTTTTGAACGTGCAAGCCTTATCTTTTTTTTAGTTTCTTCGGAGGCAACATACCCTTTTCGTGATTCAATACAATTTTTCATTATTCCTGCCCTTTTTCCCGTGGTCCTTGTTTCCCAAATTTTTTTCATTGAATCAGATTTTTTCTTTTTTGTTTCTTCCGGGGTTTTTGAGCCGCACGAGCGTTCTTTCTGAATTGTATTTTTCCTGAAATTGAAAGCTCCCTCCCAGGCACTGGCTTTGATTAGCTTGTTAATATATTTTTGTTCAATTTTATATCGCTCGCCTTTGTCACCTTCAACAATTTCTATTACCTCAAACAAAAAAGCATCTTTGCCATGCTTATTAAACGAGGCCTGTAGGTGCTTATTCTGGTGTCTGGCACCTATCAAGGCGGAACGGCGCTGATTCGCTCTTACTTGAAAACATTTGGCAGAGCCAATATAAATTTTACCATTCTTGGTATTTGTTATTCTGTATATGCCACCAGATTTTGAACTTCCGTAATACTTTTTTTTCATATTTAACTCCTATGGAGCTAATACATGCCAAAGGATACGTCTTGTCTCGTCAAACGACATTTCCTATGATGTCGAAATTGGAAAATCGAAGTTCAAATATAGAGCCAGGAGGACCAATAATAATCCCTCGGTCTGTATTTGTATCCACGTCAAATTGAATGTCGGAATACTCTCTAACATTCTCTTGGCCAACCACCCCTGAGACGTTTCTAATGTTTATTTCATTCACGGACAATACACCAAGGTTGTTAAAAATAATGTTTTGTATTTCAGCAAGAACAATTGGTTGATCAATCTCGAAGTTTTTTATGTTGAAGAATTCTACAAGCCTGTTTATTACATTTTGTAAAACAAGGCTTGAATTAGAAGCTGGATCGGTGACAATTGAAAATTCAATTTGAAAGTTAAGCACCTGGGCATCCAAGATATCTATTGCGTCGGATATAAGCCTGTATTCATTTAAAAACTTTCTTAGGTTTGTTTTTAGGCTATCCGGTGATAGAATTAATCTGCTATCTGCATCTCTTGAGATTATGAATAATCTGGTAGCGAGCGGGTTATTAGGATCAGGTTGGATTGACGCACGGAACACTCTGCCAAAGTTGCTCGGCATTGTGTAAATTCTTGCAAGCAAATCTGGTTTTGACACAATTCTTCCTTGTGACGCTTTTACGGCAGGGATTCTTGCTTTCAACTCATCAGCTGTTGGAGCGTCCTCACCCCCGGAAGCTTGGCTGAAGTTCTGCGCATCGATACTCTGCCTGACAAACTGCGTAATCGCTGGCGTCGGATTTTCAGGGAAGCTAATGACTAGAGAATTTATCCCTCTAATTTCTCTTCGGCCAATATTATGTTCGAGTCCGCCGCCGTGTCGATACTCAACACTCAAAGTTGTATTTGGAGCAACGACTCCAAGGGTGGTGGTTTGAAGTAGATTCCCTGGGTTTATCGTAAATCTTGAAAAAACTTTTTTACCATACAAAGGCACTGCAAACTCAGAAGGGTCCGGGATAATGTCATCCTCGGTAGATTCTGCACTTCCACCGCCAAAGACTAACGTCGTTAACCTAGATTGAAGCGCAGTTCGAGTAATAAATCTATAAGGGGCTGGAATCGGAACGATGTTTTCATTTACCAGCTCCGAATCATTAGCTGCGTTTTTTATTGCTTTGAAAACCGTATCCTGTGTTAGAAATTCAACCTCGTAATATTCATTTCCAAGTGAGTCTCGGACGGAGATTACCTCCGTTACATTTTCCTTTGATAGCGAGAATCTTTTATATGGAGAGAATGACCCAACTGAAAAACTTTCAACCTCCCTGAAGCCTGACAGGCATATCCCTTCGAGCGATAGAATAAAGGTAGTGGGTTCATTGTTGGCATCTCGGTTGCCAATTTCTACCTCAGCGATCAACTCCCCGGAATTGCCAAGCAATCTATAGTCCAAATCTTCTGTTAACTCAAAGTGAGTACCGTTCTGCGCTCGGACAACCGTGCCTTGATGGATAATAGGGAGTGAGTCAGGATTTGGTATTGCCGGATTGCCGATTGCGGGAACCTCTATTAGAAACGTCGTTTTAACTACAGCCGGGGATGAACCAACAATAGGAACGCTTGCGTTCCTTATGTGTCTTTCGACATTGGCATCTTCAACGGCTGTGTCAGGGGACAGCTCATGGAATTGATGGTCCAAATAAAAGGAGGATACGTCGCCCGTGTAGGCGGCGAAGTCCAACAACATACCAGTTAAACTGGATTCGGAAAAATCCCTAACAACATCTGGGAAATGCGTTCTGGCGTAATCGAGAAGGTCTGCCTTTAAAGAATTATAATCCTTATTTAGATACCTTCTCTCTTTTATCTTTTGCAATACCTTTTTTTTACTATCTACTGGTGCCAATTTTCATCTCCCTAAATTACTGACAATGTTAGTTCTAACACTTCTTCTACGATATTCAATTGTGTAACACTGTAAACAACGTAAAGTTTTATCTTGCCTATAAAATTATTATTCTCAAGGTCTGCTTTCGACGTGAACGCAACCGGAGTTACAAACGGCATCCATTTACTAACTGCTGTATTTATTCTGAGCATTGCCTCCGTGTCAAAATCATCTTTGTTGGAATACTCAGACAATAACGGTCTAAGGTTTGCTCCAAAGCGCACAAGCGCCAATCGCTCACCCCAATTTGTTAAAAGCAAATTTCTTAGATTGTCTTTCACCTGTTCAGCGAGGTCGGTGTGCATCCTAAACGTTGACTTCCCACCAACCAATTCAAGAGGTGTTTTAACCCCGATTGGTAAAGTAGAACGATTGCGTTGAACAAAATCATTTCTTTGTTCTTGAGCAATTACTCCAACATTTTTAAAACTTCTCCTAGTCATCTCTAATAAGTATTACCCAACAAATTTATACCGTAGTAGTTGCACTTGCGGCGGCAGCCTGTGCGGCCTGCAATGCTTCTATTGTTTTTTCAAGCTGAGCTACCTTACCTTCAAGACTTTTCATTCTCTCAAAAACTTTGACATCCAAATATTCAAACAACCGTTCTCCCCAGGCATCCGAAGCTTCTTTTATATCTTTTGCTGCGTTAGCCTGGTACTTTTTAGCAACGGTGTCGGTTATTGCTGCGGAAATTTTCTCTGCTAATAATTCCTTGGTCATGCTTTCTCCTGTAAAATCTTTTTCATAATGTATCTCTGTTTTCTAGCGCAAGTATAAGTTTATTATTCGCCGAAAATTTTCGTCGATTTGGCCGCCTCTACTGAGGCAACTGTATCATCTGTGCCTTTTTTGACAATTTCGGCGGCGGTTGTGGTTGCTGACGCATTCGTCGTCTTCAAAGAAGTCGCCTTGGCGGTGAGTGTTTTTCCGATCCCAATGGCGAGCAGAGCGCTGATAGGGCTGTACGGCTTGGCAATGGCTGAGCTGAAAGCCGTTTCGATTATTGTTGCCATCCCGGCTATTGTGCTTTGAGTTTCGTCATGTTGTGATTGTAGTTTTTTTCGAAGATCATCAATCTCCTTTTGCATCCTATCAACAGTGTCTCTAAATTTAGTCCATCTAATCCACGGTTCGCCGCCAGGCGTCGGGTCTGCCTTGGCCGATGCTGTGTCTGCCAAGCCTCGACCAAGAATAACTTTTGGTCCGTCAACATAAACACCCTCTTTTGACATATAGAGATGACATAGGTCTTTTTCACTTTCACCTTCACGCAAAATTAGAATTGTTCCTTCGACTCCGTTATCTTCGTCTTTTCGAGCAATCAAACGAATATGGTCGGCCTTACCTACCACATAGCTTTTATTTGGACTCTTCGCCTCTGCTTCTGAGGGTTGTAGAATTTCGTTCTTCGAGTCTCCATCGGGTAGGGAGTTTTCTGTGTATTTTATATTGGTCAGACCAAAGTTTTTATCTACGTTTGACTGCATTGTGACATAGAGTCGAGCGGCGTCTCTTTTCAGGTCGGGGTCGCCCTCAATTGGATTATCCCCCAATCTTCCCTCACCAGCGGCGTTTAAATAAGGCGTTTTATAAGTTTCTTGCCCTCTACTGTCATTATCTGTCACAACAGGAGCAGTGTTTCCTTCAAAGATTTTGTTTGGGTTTTCATTGTTTTCCGCTGGAAATCTTCCTCGGCCTGCAACGATATCTATTGTTCCTGCCTGCTCTTTAGCGTCAGGGTCTTCATCAATCAGGGCGCCAAGCGGTCCCCCTTTTCGATCTTCACCTAGAACGATCAAGGCGTTGTTTGCCCCCTGCAAGACAAACTCTTGCGGGCGCTTTCTCCATCGAGGCACGGGCTCCGGGGTTACAACAGAGCCATTGGAAAAATTAAAGTCACGAAACCCCTCAACGCCATTTGAGTAAGCTGTTGCTTGTTTAATTATTCTTTGGTATGGTCTATCCTGCGGGCTGAGTGGGGTGATAGTAAAAGTTTCCGGGGTATTTCCTCCGTTTGGAAATCCTGGCGGGGGCTGGGTCTCCCCTCTTCGCTTTTTCTGGTCGGTTGAAAAATTGACTGGGTTGTTAAAAGGTTGAAATCTTCTATCATAATGAGTATAATTTGGATCTTCAACAGTTCTTTCCATGCTTGTTCTGGTGAGCCAATACCCAACTTGATGTCCATTGCCAGAATAGTCATCATAGATAACTTCTACAATTTCACCTGGTTGGATTGGCAGCATGAAATGCGAGGAAAAGAAAGGGAACAAAATGGTGTTTGTTTTTGCAATTGTTCCCTGTGCGTCGCTGGTCATCTTTGCTATAATTGCGTTGACCGGCATTACGTGTGCAAATTTTGGATTGTTTACAGTCCTGCTGATTCGTGTAATTTGCTCATCCGACAATAGGTTCGGGTCCATGACAACATCAATTACTACTGCTCTCTGGAGAGTTGGTGCTTGTCCAAATTTCCTTGTATTCTGTATATCCCCAGCAATATTGTTGGATACACCTGCACCTGTTAATTTTCTCGATACTAATCCGCCGCCTGATCTTACCATACTACTAGGTATATTTTAGATAATTTTTATATAAATGGACTAAAAAAATAAATGCAATATTGGTAGCAAATTTTACATATCGATCGAATATTTATTTACATGACTAAAAAAGACGACGGAGATAGAGACTGCTTTGATCCTGAAGAAATCGACGAGAGGTATAATTTGACCGAAATGTCATTTGATCCTCAAATCCCAGAGCAGAAGTTTGTTCCAGTTAAAATTGACGAACTCGATAAGAAAACCGATAAACAGCTTCACGATTTCGCAAGTCTAATCAATTCCCTTTCCTCTTTGGAGGATAAAAAGAAATCGCTATGGAAACAAATATATGAAAACTCCGTAACTGACAGGAAGAATGCATATATTTTATTCGGCGATCTTTACAAAGATGTTCATAACAACCCGAACGAACATGCAATCCATGGGCAAACTTTGACAAAATATCTTGAAAGAATGGAAAAATCTAATCAGCAATTAATAAAGCTTGCAGAAATGATTGATGACCTAGTTGAGGCTGAAGAAGACTTTTTAACAGATGAGGATGATATTTATGATACGATTCGTAAAGGCAAGTAATGGTAATTTCTCTAAAAGAGCTAATAGATAATGAAGTTAATTCAACGATAAAAACGTTAACCGAAGGCATTATCCACATAGATAAGCTGAAACCTCGGGAGCTTCTTGATTTCTTGAAATCTTGGAATATGGACAAGGCTAAATTTCATATATCCGAGAAAATGGATGGAAACTATATGGCCTTGGGAATACACGATGGTAGCTTTTATCTGCGAAGCAAGAGCAAGGTCTTTAATAGTGCAGAAGATGTTCCTAGGATTTTCTTCATGAAAGATTTTGAAAAATACTTTTCTCTTTTGGAAAATTTACCTTGGGAAAAAATAATAAACAATGTTTCAAAGAAGCACAATATCAAATTCGATGAGACGTTTGAGATAGAAGGAGAGGCAATACCTTCCTTTGACCACAACATCGTATTGTACGATGAAGCAAAAATAGGTGATGGTGTATTTGTTATTTTCAACACGAAAACATCTTTTGGGAAATCAAAAGAGGGTAAGGTGCTGGACCCGGCTGTCTGGCAAGACTTAGCTCAGGAAATAAACAAACACAGCAAAGTGAAGTTCTTCTCTGTTCCAGAGGTGCAATTGAGCGACCTGGAGTTCAGTAACGACATTATTGTTGATCTTGAAAATCTAATAAATGAATATGGTAACTTCCTGGCGAAACCAGCGAGAACGGCAGCAGCAAAAGAATTGAAAGCGAAGTTGCTTTCCAAAGTTGTAGAAATGGGGAAAAGCGCAAAAGGCCAGGCGCTGCTTCAAAATATAGACAGCAAGTTTGGCTCAGAGGTAGAAGGCGTGGTTGTAACCAGCCCTGACGGCAAGATAGTAAAAATAGTAGATGTCGAAAAATTCACCAAAAGAAAAGAAACTAATTGGCATTTCATTAATAAATTAATTGAAGCAGAGACAACCTTTAAAAAAACAACAAAAAGCAAATTTGCTGATGAAGATTTGGATGATTTTAAAACCGACCTAAATAATTGGAAGTTATCTGTTTTGCAAACTCAAAAAGATTTCAAAGCTAACGGTGAGGATTACATTACAATCAACAAGAAATATCAAGATACCGAAGATGGTATTGAATATGCTCTTGGTTTGATTAATAAGATGAACTCATTACTAAATGATGGCCTTACAAACAAGGAAGTTGCAGAACAATTTCTAAACAGGAAGATTATTCCCGAAGGGTTAGAAAATAGACTAGATGAGACAAGTCTTGTTGAAGGTGGAAATGTTTTTACAAGAGCAAACTCGGCAATGCCTAAACCCTTGCTTGAACCTAATATTGACAACGCTCTAAAATTAGCGGGACTCAAAGGTTTGAAATATCGTATTGTAGGAAATAAGAATAAGAGCTTTTTTAATGATATTGATATCGCAGTCGATATGAACGATCTAAAAAAGTTTCTAAACCTTGAGGATGGTTTGGATATGGAGCAATTTTGGGAAGGTGTAAAGACTCATCTTGCACAGAGCGAAGCCCCGGATTACTCGATTCTAAAGGGCCTCAAACAATTTCACATACTTACTCCTTTGGTTGATAGCTCAGGAGAACACTTGCACGCTTTTGATATTTCCGGAGAAAAAAAACAGGACGACGAAAAGGGTATGATACAAATTGATGTTTTTGTAGGAAATTTGGAATGGATGGCCGATGTTACATCAGGCGCTCCCGAAGAAAGTTCATATAAAGCTGTTTATAGAAACCTTTTACTAACAAGCATTGCAGCTGTGGTCAAATGGAAAACTGAGGCAGAAGCTGAGGGTGAATATTATAGATACACGCTCAATTTTAGAGACGGGCTCAAGAAGCAAAAATTCGAAACACTTCCGCCTGAAGGCAGGAGGAGGAAACCAAAACGTGTAAAGGTTGAAGAGGAAATAGTTACAACTAATTCAAACGACCTGGCTAAAATATTGTTCGGGAATAGCGTTTCCTGGTCAGGGATAAGCTCTTTTGAAAAACTCTATGCATTACTCAATAGCAATAAATTTAAGTTCAAGAAGCATCTTCCAAGAATTTTGGATGATTTTAGACAAAACTTAACAAGAAATAATATCCCTATACCAAAAGATTTATAGGTAGTATTTTTCTAATATGTCAGAAGTCAGGCCGTAATCAATCATGACTGGAACTTTTTTGCCGTCCCTGGTTACTATCCCCCAGGAACTCGCTCGGGCAACATCTCCGGTAGGCATGCTAAAGTTCATCATCATTTCAACAACGTCACTAAACAATTCACTTTCTTCAATGTCTTCGAAATCTTCTGGAGTCATCCTGCGATAACCTCGATTCCCAGTTAGGTCCAGCATTCTGTTATTCAAAGTATTCATCCAGTCATCAAAAGACCATCCAGTTAGTCTTTTCCAATCAGATTTATTCAACTTTTTAGCTCTTTCCATTTCGATGTATAGGTAACTTTCTCCGTCGAATTCATCAACCTTTGCAGTTATATCATATCCCCTTCTTGAAACATCAACCTCGGCCTCATTCTGTGCCAGACCTTTTTTATTCATTGCAATTTTAACGACCGTAAAAGGATCAACACCGAAGACTATTCTTGCAGACCCTGCACCAATTTTACCAAGATGGTCTCTCGCATATTGAACACGTTTTTTGAAGCTGGGCAAGGATTTAAAAGTTTCAATATCAAAACCCTCGGGGTAGTCTGCCTCTTCAAGCCAGCCTTCATATAAGGGTGACTCATTTAGGTCATCCATTTCGCCTGAAACCATTTGTTCGACGACACGTTCTAGGTCATTTTCTGAAAGCTGACTATCTTCAAGCTCAAATTCTTCATTATCAAAAATCAGGTCTTTCTCTTGATTTCCTACTTTTATAGTTTTTTTATTTGCCTGCTTGTGTTCTTCTGTGTGTTTATCCTGAGCCATTTTTCACCTAAGCATCATCTTCTTCGGCCTGAACGGCATCAATTGTTGCCAGGCCAAGCTCACGCTTTTCTATTTCTTTAATTTCGTTTGTAAGGTTAATAACAAATCTTTTTGCCATTGTAAAATTCTTATCTTGGATTTGTTGCCTTATATAACCAAACAAACTTTCAATTTTCTGGTCCTCCACAACAGGCTCCACAACAGGCTCCACAACCTGATTTTCGAGCTGCTCTCGAACCGCCTCGTTTATCATTTTTTTCAATTTAGATAAATCATTTTTCATTTGCATCTCCTTTCTTTATAAAATTTTTCAACCTGCGGGTTGTCCATTGCTCTTTTTAATAAAACGACATACGGTCTTGGGTCTATATTCCTGCTCACTAAAACATCCTCAAGCGTAACAACGAGATTTTTAATTGCCGGGTATGCATTATAAGGTTCTAAAATTGGACGCAAAAACAATATCGCTTCATCAGCATTATAACCATATGGATATACTTCGCCATTTTTAAAAAAATGCTGCATCTCTTCTATTACTGTTCCTATAATACTGGTCCATTTTGTATCGAAGTATAGTTCTTCGTCAGCAGGCACTTCTGTATCGCCTTCTAGCTCATCAAAAGTGTTATCAGTAAGCGCCCTGATGAGCTGTTCCACACTATAATTCATTGGGTCAGTATGATACATAACTTATTGTGGGCGACTTCGACCAACCCCGCCGCCACCGCCGCCGAGGTCAAACATATCTTTCCCGAATTTTTTGAGTCGTTGTCCAGGTCCCATCATAAATTTCTTTTGTGCTGCTGCAATATCTGAGGCTTCTTGTCCGGCAGAATAGACTGAACTATTTTTTGGCACAGCAGCAAGGAGATCGTCAGACGCCTTGGCAAGCATCCTCGAAAGCTTTTTTAATGTATTTGAAGCTACGGCAAAAGGTTTTGAAATCTCAGCCTGAACTTTTTTGTCCAAGCTCATCATGTCTTGAATTTCATAAAGGTCGTACAACCTTACTATGTATTGATCAAGGCTTGCCTGAATAGGCCCAACATCGGACAATTTTAGAGAAACCAGCTTCTTTCTTGCATCCTCAACCTCTTTTGCCATTTTGACAACTTCTTTTACATTGGCACGGTACGACTGTATTGCTGTTTTTTCTTTTTTTGATGTGCCAAAAAATTCCAACAAGCTCGCTTCATTAATATTTTTATTTGGCTTCGCCTGTGGCGTATTGACAATACAGACCTTGGTGTAGGCCATAAGTCTTTTCTGGCGTCGGGCCATCCCGACAGTTTCTTTCTTTACTGCCTCTTTAATTAAATTGCTAAGATCGGATTTTGTAATTTTCATTCTGATTCCTTGTTTCGTATAAATATTGCTAAGATTTTGTTTTGCAAACATTTTAGCTCGGTTGCTTGAAATATATATACAAATATTATTTAACAAAACAAAACTGTTGTTTATGGATAGTAGTTTAGTTCTCGGTGTACTGTTTTTTCTAGTTTTTTTATCCGGGTATTTTCTCGGGCGGTTGCAGCGTATGGGAGCAGGGTTTTCAAGTGGTGAAGACAACGCTTCTCTTGGTTCGAAACTCTTCGGCAATAGAGGAAAAGGCGACAAAAAAGTCAAAGCCGTTTCCATTGACGAAACAAAATTCGTAACAACTATTAAAACAAATGATTTTAAAAAAGGTTTTGAAAAGCTTGGGGATGAAAAAATTATCGATGACGATATTACCTCCTCAATTGCAAAGCTAAGCAATTTAAAAAATAAAAAGAAATAGTTGGAAACTGATAATAATATACATTTTATTTTGCAAGAATTAAAATCTATAAAAGAAATAAGAGAAATTTGACATCAGGTATGATGTATTAGGATATGGTTGTGCAATACAGCATGGCCAGAACAACGACAATAAGAAATAAATCAGGTGCTTATCATGCGCTTGTAGAAAAGGAATAAAATGAATTACGGCTTAGATGTAGGAACTTCGTTTATTGTTCTTTCCAAAAATGGAAAGGAAGGTACGGTGGAGTACAAAGAAATTCGTGATGCATTCTATGTCATCAAACCTTCAACGCCGATTGCGACGAAAATGATTGAAAAAGGCTTAAAAGGTAGAACGTTTGTCAAAGACACTGACGGATCTTTTGTCATTCTGGGCCAAGATGCAATAGAAAAAGCAGTTGAAAGAAACGACAGTGCAAAAAGACCAATGCACAAAGGTGTTGTGTCTGCCAAGGAAAAGGAAGCTAGAAAAGTTTTAACTTTTATTTTACAGGAGGTTGTTGGAAAAGCAAAAGCAAAGGACGAAAAACTTGTTTTTTGTGTTCCAGCGCAGCCGGTAGACCAGGAAAACGAAGAATTTGATGTAGGGTATCACGAGGATGTAGTTACAAAAATTCTATCCGAACTTGGATATAATGCAAGCTCGGTAAATGAAGCAGAAGCTCTGTGTTATTCAGAATTGGAAAAAGATGACTACACGGGCATTGCACTCTCCTGGGGAGCTGGAATGGTAAATTGCTGCGTTATGTTAAACGGTGAGCCTGTTTTGAAATTCTCAACTACCAAATCTGGAGACTGGGTAGATAGAATGGCAGCGGTGGCAACCGGTGAGGCGGATTCGCTCGTACAAGCTGAGAAAGAAGAAGGAAACTTTACAATTGGTGAAGAGAACGATAACCAGATTTTGTCGGCAGTATCTTCGTACTATCTTAGATTAATTGACTATACCGCAAAACAACTTACAGAACATTTCAAGGCGTCAAAAGCGCTGCCTAAATTTAAGGATGCACTACCAGTGGTTGTTGCCGGAGGTACTTCAAAAGCAAAAGGTTTTGTTTCTACGTTTGATGCAGCACTTAGAGCTAGTGGTTTCCCCATAGATATAAAAGAAGTACGACATGCCAAAGACCCAATTCATGCAGTTGCAAGAGGGTGCCTAATTGCGTGTGAGACTTTTTAGTCGGGCGGGATGAGGGAAATGGTAACGAGGAAGACGTAGAAGATAATCCACAAAATAAAAAAGCTGCTACCAAAAATATTTCAATAGGTAGTTCCGGCTTTGACTTTTACTAACGGAGCGCATATGATTTATTTCATATGCGTTTTATTTTGCTCTCTATAATCATTTTTTTTATTTAGATACTCTGTTGTTGATTTTAAATCAAAAGGCTTTGGAGGGCATACACAAGGCAGCACTGCGTGCGTTAACATGCAGCATGCCGAGCTAAACAACCTTGCAGAAACCGAGAGAGCGAAAAACCCATGTTGTAGGTATGTTTCACCTTGTTCGGAGGGGTGTTTGTTAAAGCAAAATTTTACAACCTTTTTTATCATAAGTTTTAAACTAGCTACTTTCCTGAGTTTTCGATAATCACGTAAGGCTTAACTAGCTCTTCGATATTAGCAGAGTTGTATATATTTTTGATATATCTTAAATCAACCTCTTTATGGTTACAGGTGTATTCTTTTGAAAATAGTTCTGTTTCGATATGAACTTTTTTTCCGTCGGCAATGGCATGCACATAGTGAGTTATTTCATAAGTGCAATATTCTTTCTGGTAAATTCTCTCGCTGCCATGACTTGAATCAAGCTGGTAGTGCTTTTTTATTTCAACAGTTTCACCAGTCACTAAAATTGGCTTAAGGTTATAAACTACTTTCGTTTCCAGGAAGCTTTTAAAATCACCAGCATTATTCAAACTCAAACTTGCCTCAATGTCATCCGAAAAGCATTTTTCCATGCAACCATCATCATACTGCCCAGGCCAGATATCTTCACGATGTAGATTTTTTTTATTTGGTCCAAGCATCGTGCCTGGTTTCAATATGGGACAATCTAATTCCAAGTGAAGAATTTCATTATACTCAACAACCTTTTTGGTTATGTGCTTGGAATATTCTTTTTTGTTTGAAGGTGTCGCAAATCCATCCATATATTTTGCCGTATCTGCGCTACTAATGTCTTCAATGATCTTGCTTATATGTTTGTCGTTAGAAACGACTTTCAAATTCGAAACCTTGTCAGCCATTCGATAAGCTTAAGTGTTTTAAATAAAAAAGTATTTATGAATTAATCGTTGGAGAACTCTTCGTATAATTCATCAATAAGCTCTTGGACTTGATCGGCTGTCAATCCTTCGTAAGCAGCGGCTGATGGTTTATGGCCAAAAAACATCTTATAGGCACCTCGGAAGGACTCTTGTGCAAGATATAGTTTTAGGTCATAGGCCGTATGTATGTCTCTTGCTTCCCAGAATTCCGGCTCATCAACAAGCTTGGATCCATGATTAGATTTGGCATTTAGTGACTTGGCATATTCTTCTGCCGTTTCTGGGAGTTTGTCAGCAACGTTTTCTTTGCTCAAAATTCTTTCTCGCTTTTTGTCGTAATATTTGTGTGTCTTCTCAAGACATTCAGGGCATTGTTTGCTCCTGGAGTCTATGGCGAATGGTGGGTTACGAAGATCTTTCTTTGCATGCAAATCACCGCACTTCGAGCATCGGCTGTGATTTAACAATTTATCTAAAAAGCCCGGCTTCTTTAGCTCTGGTTTGGCTGATGTTCTGTACGGGCCATCACCCGATTCATTTAAGCTAGGTTTAGCTTGCATTTTCGTCTTATTTTGCTTACTCGCAGGAATGCCTGCGAGCTTTCCCCATCTTTTCTTAGAAAATTCCGTCATAGTATTTTATAAATATTGGTGCAATAACAAAAATAACTATATTTATCAGCGTGACGCTTCTTGAACCAGACGAAGATACTCTATTCCTATTTGATCTAACAAACTTCAACACAAGTTCCCAGTTGCTAGTCGTGGATTCACTTGGAGTCAATAATTTAATTTTAACTGGTACAGCCTATTTTGTTGAAGGTCCGAGTAATAGTTCAATTAGAGCCATGGAAGAAAGTTCTATGAAAAATTTCAGCGTTACAGACGACTTTCTAACAGCTTCGAGAGGCGAATGCACAATTGAGGCATGGCTGTATCCGAGAGAAGGTCATAATAATATAGTTTTCTGGCCTGGACCCAATGGATCAGGTGAAGAGCCTGCAAACGACTTTACCGCTCGGTTTACCTTGGGGGCAGATAATTTATGGGATTATTTTTCTGAATATGGTGGCGGTAATGATTTGAATTTAAACCAAACCACTGGCGGGCTGGCAAACGATTCATGGAATGCTGTTGCGTTGAAAAGATATGCAAGCGGCTCAACGGTTTATATGGATTACTGATTGAACGGCGAGTTGGCCGAGTCTGTTAGTGCATCTGGCGAACTGCCTGGGGCGACTGCCGGGCCCGTCGGGCCAGAGCTTACAATTGAATTCGATGGCCTAATAAGGTCTTTGAGGTTTAGCGACACAGCTCGCAGTGCAAATGAAATTTCTAGCAGTTTTGCATCCCAAGTTGTCAGTATGCAGCACGACATTGACATTAATACAATTTCTCTATGGCAAATGAATGAAGAGCCTGCGTTTCCAAACAGGGGAACAGATGCGTCCCATCTTGCACTTGAAAGTGGCATAGTTAGGCCGGCTATTGCACTTGTGCAGGATGCGCCAAATTCAACCTTGTTTGACAATGCACGGTTAAGCTCAGCGCCGACTATGGCGTCCGCTAGTGCAACAACGATATCACAATTGACTTTTGGTTTAGAACGCTTGACAATAAACCGCAACAGACGTTTTCAACCTGGGCTGGAAACGGCGCAAGCGACGTGAACGTAAATAATTATTTATATAGAATAAGATTAGAAACGTCTGAGAAATTTACCAACTTCACCGAGTATGACGCTGGAGTAAATATCCCAACGTACACCACCACTGGTAGTTTAACAGATGCAAATTTGTATGTGAAAACATATTTTACACTGGTTAGAAGATTGGACGTTCCAAACAATCAAAGTTGTTTGGATTATTATATAAACGGAGAGCTAATGGAAACCTCATCCGGTTCTGCACTACTAAGTCCAATCCCAAACGATGGAACCGGAGGCCGCTTGTTCGTTTGCGGCGAATTCAATACCTCGGACACGCTTAATATGCAGCAATTCAGACTTATGAAACGTGCCTTGACGCCATCTGAAATTCAGGCCGCCTATCAAACAGGGTTATCCTCGTCTTTTGTGGCTGGCGAAGAAATAGTCACGGTTTTTCGAGGTGTCTCCGGTTCAAATTACATTTATTATAGAAGTGATGAAGAAACGCCAAATAACCTGACAGACGTGGTTGCAATTAACTCATTTGTAAAAGGCTGAGCCTATACAACTTCAATTCCGCTATCATAGCGAATTTCATGGTCTGCACCGTCTTTATCGGCAACAAATAGATATTCTTCATCGTCTGGATCGAGCCCCTCTGGTGACACCGCAAAATGATTACCGTTAGCGTCCATAATCATAATGTCTTTTTCGCCGGAGGCAAGCAAGCTTTCGATTTCTTTTTTTACTTTTTTACCACGGACTGCAAGCCAATTGTCGGTCGACTCTTTTAGGGAGGTTGATTTTTTTGTCAATGCACTGCGAACCGCCTCGGCAATTACTTTTTTAAGTTGTGATTTTGTAATTTTCATAACGTTCTTTCTTTATTGTCCTGCAATTTTATTGACGAGGCCATTTATAGCTTTTGCAAGATCATCCGAAGGCTGCTCGCCTTCTCTTTTCATACTGTGATATACATCTTTAAGTTGTTTGTGCCATTTCTTTAACAGGGGTTTGCGATTCGTCCTGTCAAGGGGATGTTCGTCGCCGAGGCTCATCTCCCTAAGAGAATCTTCAAAGTTTTTTTCGCCACTGTCATCTGATTCTTCTTCATCTTGAAGATAATGAGCAACGGTGTCAATCATATCGGAGGCGATCGTAATTTTCGACTGCACCCAGGCGTCAAGCTGAGCATCACTAGGAAGTTTTTCCATTAAATCTTCGGCATTGTGTTTAAGCAATTCAAGCTGGCCTTTGGCCATGGCACCTTCGTCGTCGCCTTCGACATCAAGTTTGTCATCATGCAATTCTGCATCGTCGTCACAACCGCACTCTTGCAAATCTTTTTCCTCTTTTAAAAGGTTGGCTAATTTTTGTAATCTATCTTTTTTTAACATTTTAGTGTCCTACGTGCCTTTCTTGCTCTAATTCTCTTTTTGCTTTTTCAATTTCTTTTTTGCTGCCAGTTTTTTTAGCTTCTTGATATTTTTTAAAAGCTACTTTTTGTTTTTTTGCGGCTCTATCATAATCGGCAGCAATCGGGTCTTTATCTTTGGCTTCGCTAAGAGAGCCATATGGAACATCCCACGAATCCATTATGTGCTCAAAATTTTCCTTAGCTTCATTGGAAGACATTGCCTGAACAAGCTCGTCGAGAATTTGGGTGTCGTCCATATACCCACGGAGATGTTCCAAATACTCGTATCCTTGCGTGGCTTCGTTCAACTTGCTTTTTACTGCTTCTTGAATCATTTGTTTAAGCTGCGTTTTTGTAATTTTCATAATAAATTTTGGCCTTATAAACACTGAAAATGTTGAGCGTTTTGTTATAAGTATAAAACTAATGATAATAAATTCAAAGTTTGTTTTATTTGTCGCCTACCAACCTGAATCTTCACTGGTGACATATACGGTTTCCTGATCTAAAATTTTATAAACCTGGTTACTTTTAGCAACTTTGCCCTCGTCGCCCAAATAGTCATTATGCCACATCGACATTCTAAACAGCAACCTGCCTCCACGCACAAGCGCCGGCATAACACGATGAAGTGTGTTGCAGGACATCATAGTTAGCTGTCCATCCAGCATTGTAGTTTTTTGAATTTCTTTGGGAATCGTTTTATGCACCTGTTTCCATAGAACAAAATCGGATTGATTTTCTACATCTTTATTAATTGTTACTGTCAGTGGTTCGGTTATAATTTCAGGGTTTGAAACCCCGCCAGGCTTGCTTGAAACCACACATAGAATTGTATCTCTTATTTTAACTCGTTCTAAATCAGGTTGGCCAAAATATGTTTCCCTAAGAGCGCCATCACAATGCCACCCAGGAACAGCTGGATATTCTCCTGTGTTTAATCTATGCACCCGGACATCTATATTCGGCAGCATATTATTTTTAGAACATTTGTCATACCACCATTTTGGCACGGCATCGAGAATGGTGTTCGCTATAGGCCCACAAACCTCCCTGACTTTTTGTGGAGAGGCAGCATACACACCGATTTCATTGGTAATAGTGTCGATATCCCAGGTGGGTTTGACGTTTGATAAAATGTCAATTTTAGGAGAAAAGCTATATTTCATTTCCACTGACAATCTTATCAAAAAATATTAGGATATTAAACTTTATTTTAAATCAAGTTCTTTATCTGCCTGCGCCGATAAAATGTCTTTTATTTGATCTTTTACCGAATAATACAAATCGCCGTTGGGGTCATTTACGTCGATTTTATCCCAAGCTGCCGAAGTAGCCTTATGGGCTAGGTCGTCCACGGACGCCCCGGCCTGAGATTCGCTTAGGTCTTGATTTCCTAAATGAGATTGTTGAATTGTCAATAGACCTTTTTTGATCTTCTCTGCCACCTGTTGTGGAGTTTTATCTTCGTATTTAATTACAATTTTCGGGCCACCATAAAGGACACCTAATTGCGCATACCCATTCTGGAGCCATAGATCAGTAGGCTTTGTATCTGCCGTGAATTTAATGTAGAACTGCCTGCGGAATTTTTTACTTCCCGTGCCTCGGCTCGCTTGTGAAAACTTGGCCAAGTCTAAGTCGCCCTTCAGTTTCTTTGCTAACTTGGCGAGTTCGGTATTGAAGGAATCTACGTCATCAGCCGAAAAGCTTTCATTCAATTTCTCCCAATTGCCGCCTTCGTTCCACCAGCCCAATTTACCATTATCATCTTGACGAACATGCCATTTATAAACTTCGCCGTAATCATCCCACTCCGGCCCTCTTTCAATTTCCCCGGCTCGGCTTCCGTTTTCCCAGGCATCTTTTACCCTGTCGCCTATCTTAAAACGAGATTTAGGTTTGCTTTCCGAGATACTTTGCGAAACTGTTTCTTGGATCATTTTTTTAAGTTGGGTTTTTGTAATCTTCATGGCTACTTTTCTGTTGCAGCTGTGTGGGCTTTTTTATACTCACTCCACAGATCATCCAAGGCCATATATTCATACGAACCAGAAGGGAGTTCTTCTTTTAGATCCTCGTAAGCCTCTTTTGCTTTGTAAAAATCCAGGTCACTAAGCCAGTCGTCGGATTCTTTAACCACTTTTCGTTTTTTCGACAGCGCTTGTCCAAGTGCCTCTTGAACCATTTCTTTAAGTTGTGATTTTGTAATTTTCATAATGTTCCTTGTTGTACGTTTTGGCAAAGCCGCATGTGACACCTTATAAGTATAAGCTCTGCATCGTTTGTTATTAAATGGTCACTGCAATGGTTTAATTAGGATGTTGAGGTCAATAAGCACCTTGTGCATTTCTGGTGAGATTGGTGCAATTATTTTTTGACCTGGCAATACAATTATAATGGGATTCAAATGATAGCCTCCATGGTCTAATATCTCCGAGCCTTTGTAGATAAAACCTTTCCCTGACTTTACCAGTACATTCCCAAACAGACTAAGCCTGGAGGGTTTATTCCAGGTTTTATCAAATTTATACTTTTTGTCGTCTAGCGGCACATCACTAGGCCAAGCACACACCGCTACATCGCTTTTTAGAATTACCGGGGCTCCATCTGGTACATATTCCCAGAACTCCGAAATCTTCCCGCCAGGTCTCGATGCTTGTTTTTCTAATTTGAGAAATTGTAATATATCATTAATATCCATCATAGCGCTACCAATTTCCCCTATTTGTAATGTTGTAATTTCATCATCATTATATTGGTTTAATTATTTTACTCTGGAATTTGAAAATAATAAATCCATAAGGTCGTCGAGCATTTCCGGATCTTGCGGCTCTTCGCTTCGCTTTAATGGTTTTGTGCCAAATTTTTTCTGCATGGCCAATTCTCGCTTATCTGTCTGCTGCTGCCTGAGTTGCTCTTTGTCTTTCTTTTGTTGATATTTGCTTTCGTAATCCTTGTGTTTCATAACGAATTTGGCAAAATCATAAACCACGGGGACTTCATCAAGACCGAGTTGAATTGCAGTTTTTAGCCTATGGTTTCCTTCATGGACTTTTATTTCACCATTTTTTCCAATCCTTAGCCTTATGGGATATTTTGGATCAAACCCTTTGGCTTTCATTGACTTTTGGAGGTCTGGACGATTAGGCCTTAGAAATTCTCTATACCTAAATAACTCTTTCGGAGGGAACCAATGCGGACCTGGGTTTGATTGGCGACCATCCTCAACCCATTTATTTAAAACCAATTCAAGCCTTCTGTCGGTTTTCGTTTTTGCTTCAAGCAAATATAAACCAGCATTACCTTTGAGTTTTTCTCGAACAAGCTTTTGAATTGTTTCTTTTAGTTGTTTTCTAGTTGCTTTTATCATAAGCAATATTGATTTTATTTTTTACTGGCTTGAATTACCATTTTTTCAAGTGCATCGGCCAGCTTATCAAATTCGCCTCTATCTACCGTGGCTTGAATTTTCTTTTTGTTAGCGGGTTGCAACAGGAAGAACTGGATATCGTCTCTCTTTTTAATTGCATCAAGAACCTGGTCCATCTTCTGCTTTGTAATAGGAGACATTTTTCCTTTGCTGATCATTTTCACGAGTTCGTCCGATTCAATTGACTTAGCCCAATCACGGTCTCCTGCACCATATCTTTCATCAAGCTTTTTGCGAACTGCTCGGCTTATCATTTCTTTAAGTTGGGTTTTTGTAATTTTCATAATTTTGCTTTCATTCCAGTGACGGGAAAGTGACTAACGCTCGTCGCTTTTATAAAGTATTTTTTATCAGGTTCGGCCATTCTATTCTATAGGTATGAATTTAGAAATGTTTGTCTGTGTTTTTTAACGATATGGCGACTTTTTTAGAAATCTTTTATCTATATAAACATCATGCACTTCTGGTGCAATCTGTGCAATAATTTTACGTTCGGGAATCACAATAAGAATTGGATTTAAACGACTCCAATGCCCGTCTAACATTTCAACCTCTTTATAAATAAACCCTTTTCCTGATTTCACCATAACGTTACCTGCGAAATGCAACTTCCTTGGTTTATTCCATGTTTCATCAAAATCAAATTTGTCACTACTTTCTGGAACATCGCTAGGCCAAGCCGAAATCGGTATTTTACTTTTCAAAATAACTGGCGTACCAGGTGGAATTAAATCCCAAAAGGCGTCAATATTACCCTTTGGATTCATAGCTTCCTTTTCCAAGCCAAGATTTTTAAGAAGTTCGTTGAGTTTAAAGTATCGCCCTTTATCTATATCATTTTCGCATAAAAAACTTGTCAGTTCTTTTTTAATGATTTCTTCTAGGTTTTCTTCTTCTTTTGTTTTTTTGCTTTGTTTTTCTTTTGGAAGTAATTTTTCCATACGAAGCTTAAGGATTGGCTTTCCGTTGATGGTTGGATGACCATACTCGTCCGTACCAATCGTTTTAACCACAGTTCGCTTGTTCTTAAATTTTCCCGTAAGAACAATATCGCCAACATTTATATCAAGTTTAATCGCCATGAGTTTAAATATTGGGCTCATGGTAAAATAATAAAATATTTGGCGGCGACTAGATTTATTTGATAATTTCTAACAAAGAATCCAGGCTCCAAGATTCATCCAAACTCTCGCTCTCGGCGTCCAATTCCATTTTCTTAAGTTTTGTGTAATAGCTCGGCAGCTCTAACAGGTGAGCAAGTGCGATTCTACCTGTCTTCACCAAATCGTCTCGGGTTACATTGGTTTTCTGTCCAAGTTTTGAACCATGTTCAAGTTCAACCTCCAAGCCCATTCGAAATTCTTCTAAATTGATTTGCTGCCAGTCAATACCAATTATATTGCCAACCTGCTTTGCTATGTTTGTTGAGATATGGTTCATTTATTATAGTTAGTAGGTAAGGCCTCTGCTGGCCATTGTTTTATCCACAACCTTTGCCCTGCATCATAAATTTTATACCAACCAAGCTCATCTGCGTGGGCCTGTTGCGTTAGTTTTCTATGATCCATGTTGGCTCTACATTTCAATCTGTTAAATGTGTCTGTGCCATTTGTCCATTTCCAACCTAAAGTTTCTCTTCTGTAGGAGAAGCCTTTGTTTCCCAAATGTGTTCCGGTCCCATATCGAAGGTCTACCCAGTTATGAATTTCTGCTATTTCCGGTCTTATACAATTTTTCTCAAGATGTGTTAGCAGCTTAGAATATCCTCCAACAACAGAGGTATTTATTTTCGAACAAAATCTTTCGATTTTACAAATATTCTTTTTTTGCTTATATGAAAGAATCGTAACTAATTCACCCTGGCAAAACAAGCCAATATGTTTCGCATTTAGGGAACCCATAAGGTGATTACCATTAAGAAATCCGGCGGCTTCCTTTTGGATAACTTTCTTTACCTTGGTTTTTCTAGCGAAAATCTTATCTGGCGTTTTTCCAACAGAGTTATTGGCAATAGATTTAACAATCCATGGCCTGGTCCGAACTTCGTCCTCTCTGAATTGAAGCATTTTTAAACCAACCTCCTCAAATTCTTTGCGAAGATTAAAGTGATACCATTTGTCTTTTTGCAAATCCGAATGCCAATATAGCCCATCAACATTAGCATAGACTCCAGCGCCCAACTTAAAGTCAGGTTTGTAAGTTTTACCGAGCGCAGATGGCTTACGGTTATAGTGCCTTACTTCAAATAGATTCTCAGCAGTTCTTTCCAATTTTGTCGTTGAAGACTGGAAGTTGCATAAACATTCACCTGCCTGTAACAGGGTAACTGTTCGCTGATGCGTAAAACTTGTAGCAAAATGCTCGTATGATGGCTTTGGGTGAGGCTGTTTTTCTAGCCAGCCTTTCAACCATTCGTTTGTTTCAGAAATTTTTTTCTTATTAGAAAGAGCAGGTGGTTCCGAACCATATCTTTCAAGATTGGTCTGCTTGGTTTTTTCTCGAATCTTTTTTGATTTTTGAGGATGTTCAACACCATGGCGTTCTTTCATTGTTGCTTTAATTTTATTTCGAACTTCTGGAGAGGACCAAGGATCTTCTACGCCCCAATTTCTAAGAGAGGTTTGCTTTTTCTTTTCTTTGATTTCGGTTGCTTGCGAAGCGTTCTCTACACCCCATTGCTCGAAAACTTTTTTCTTGATAATCTCTTGGGAACTTTTCGTTTGAACAAAATGCTGTTTTCCAAACCTATTCAAACAAGTTTCTTTAGACTTTAATTTGAAGTCAGCGCTTTGCATATAACGTTCGGAACCATACTTTTCCAAGTTCGTTTGTTTGACTTTTTCTTTTATCTCTTCTGCTGTAACGGTGTTTCCGTGCAGAGAACAAGCATTTCCATATTTTTCTAAATTTGTTTGCTTAGTTTTCTCTTGAATCTTTTTTGATTTTTGAGGATTATCAACACCATATTTCTTAAGATTTGTCTGTTTTCTTTTCTTTGTTCGCCGGGCAGGGTGTACGGAAAGCCTCAAATAAACCATTTTTGGAATTGCCCAGAAGCAATCCTTTTCAATTAGGTCATAAAACTTTGATTTTGATGTCCATGAAATAAAACCCTCTTTGCAAAGCTCTATATCTTTCCTGCCTTGCTGGCCGAATCTTTCTTTCGCAATTTCAAATGTTAGTTTCGTAGGCATAATATGGTTAAATAAAAATAAGCTCCAACGTGGAGCTTATCAGTATAAAATATCTTTTTAAACTATTTTATTGTATTGCCCGGCAACTCTTGATTTCCTGGCGGCTTGGTAGGGTGTTGAAATCATCGAGTGCAGCTGACTAATATTGAAGAACGGCATTGTCGAATCTAATCGTCAATGAAATCTCTGTGAGGTCTGCCGTTGAATCATATCCAACGTCATTAAAGTTAGCTTCTGTGATAAATGCACCTTTAATATCCCACAATTGAACCACGGTCCCAACTGGGTCAAGCATTTTTAGTTGAATGTCTCTTTTGTAAAAGTCTGCGTAACCACCACGACCGGAAACGGATTCATAGCAAAGCCTGATCCATTCCATAACCTGCTGAGCGCCGGCTGGTGCAATAGCGTCATGCAACGTAACGGAAAGTGTGCCGAAGGTTGTTTTACCTGCAACATAGCGTGTTTCATTAATCCAGTTTATCGCAACCTCTTCGGTTGTAAACGTTGGACGGTTTGCCGTCTTAATAATAAATGAATCAATGCCTTCAATTGCAAGAAGGAAGCGTCGCTTTGCCAGCGGCTCGAATTTAGTCGGAAGCATGTCCGTAACTGAAAGTGTATCTGCCATTTTTTTACCCTAACCTTTTGGTTGTTGTGTAATGTTAAATATGTTATTCAATATTTTTTCACTTGATTTGATCGATCTCGAACGACGTTTTTTAAACATTCTATACTAATATATATGTATTCGTCGCCTAAATTTAATTTTATTAGGCTGCCTGTTTAATAAAATTCAACCAACAAAAAATATTAAAGGATTTTTTATAGATAAATGAACGGTTTGCTTGAATATTTATAGGTATGGAAAACCGCTGGCTTGCCTTAATCGACGATAAAGAAATCTCATTAAAGGTTCTTGAAACTCCACTTGAGAGGGCTGTTGGCTACCAGGGTAGTAAAATTGGTCCAAGTAACAAAGAAGGCCTGTTGTTTTTGTTTGCAAATGAAAACAATAGAAAGTTTCATATGCGAAATGTTTGTTTTGACCTTGAACTATTAGGGTTTGACAAAGATGGCGTTTTGAGGTGCGTGTTGCCCATGCAAGCAAACTCTAACGAGGCATATCATACGCCAGCGTGTAAGTTTATAATAGAAGTATCATCAGGGTGGTCTACCGAGCTTGTGGTAGGCGAAACATTATTAAGGCTTGTATCTACTTGACTCTTTGTGAAAGAAGATACACGTAAGTCTCGTGCGTATTAGCTGAGGCAGCAACTTGATCGTTTAGGCCGAGAGAAAGTTTGTCTATTGCTTCTAATGATTTAAACATATCATCAAGGAACGCCAAATAAGTTTTAATCAGTTTCAATCCTGCGGCGGCGATTTCGTCGCCCGATGCGTCTACCTTACACCCAGCATCTTTAATGATTTCTACTGCGTTCTCTGTAATCATTATCGGGCATGCGAGGTTTTCATCCCCGGTGATTCCGACGGCCTTCTCAATTGCGCCATCAACCTCATCTTGGACTTCTGTATAAATCCTGGTATATAAATCAACGTGATCGCCGGAAAACCCTGGCCCTTTTGCCAAATGGTGTGCAGCGTGAAACCAAAGATGAATACCTCTAAGATACGAAACATACCCAGCTAGATAATTTTTCAATTGTTTTTCCGGGTCTTCCACATCAGGTGTGCTTTTTGGCTCCGATTCTTCTTCATCAAAGTCTGGAACTTGGAATTCCAACTCTGCGGGATCATCAACCTCCATTGGTTCAATTTCTAATTCATCCTCGCCTAAACCACCATCCTCAATCGAGTCGTAACTACTTAGTGAATCTGCCTGTTCTTTTAGAACGTTTGCTAATTTTTGAAATCTTTTTTTAGTTAACATAATGTTGTTGTTTCCACCTAATAGGTATTTACTGAGGTCGCTTTAACTGGAAGTTTATTTAAAGCTTTCCCTTGTCGTCGTACTCTCGCCCGAAATAATCTGCCACGTCATCAAAGAATTCAAAAGCCAGGCTCTCAATACTCTGCGTCATGCTACTAAGCAATTCTTCTGGAAGTCCTTCTGGGGTTAGACAAAGCACTACAATTTTGTTTGATTGTTTTGAAATGTCATTTAAATTGGATAAAATAAATTGCTCCAAAACTCATCGTCAATCAAGTCCTCCGTTAGACCATAATACTTGCCATCCGGCTCATAATCTACAAACTCAGCTTTTTCATAAAACTCCTTAACGGCGGAATCGATCTTGTTTTTGAGTTTTTCTTTGCCTGTTTTTTCAAACCATTTAGCAAGAGCATCGTGGGCGTTTTCAAAGTCTTTGGAATCCAAGCTTTCTTTTAAAATTCCGGCAAGTTTTTGGAAGCGATGTTTTGTAGGATGTTTAGATTTGGTCATTGTATTATTATAACTAGCTATTTTCTTCTCGGTTGACGACTTTGGCAGCGTCTCGAACAACGCTGGCTACGGCCTTTTCCCCGAGAGAGCTTCCGCCAAGTTCGAGTCCGTCAAGGAATGCTTTCAATCTTCCCTGCCCTGCCATTCGCAAAATAGCCTCTTCATACCTCTCTTCAGCTCCACCCTCGGTGGTTGATAGAATCTTTACCAGATCTTTAAAACTCATCTTAGGATCTGCCAGGTTATGTTCTGCATCTGCAAAATGCTGATCTTCATACCCATCCAAGACACGCTTGCGATTATACGGCTCTTTCAGGGCAAGATATTCTTTTCTCGAATATTCTTTCCAACTTTTACTTTTGTGATCAAAAATGAAAAGTTTTGAAATTTGGGATGGCCTTATTATGCCGATTAATAAACCTTGAGGTTCGGCGGTTTGCGTCATAGTGTAGCTCATGTAAGATCTAAAGCTGTTTGGGTGTTTTTTTCTAATCCAGTCGAGCTTCCCAGGGGAGTCTTTTTCTTCCTCACGGCCAATCGTTCCGCCATAATTTACCCCGTGTATAAGCTTAGCTGGGACTTTTAGAGCAAGAACTGCGCCACGGCCAGCGAATCCTTTCGCCAGCTCTAGGTCTGCCGTAACAAATAGACCACGATGCGTACCGCTTCTGTAATCCCTGGAGAATTGCTGCGTCGTATCAAAACCGTTTATTAACAAAGGTAATCTAAAATTAGCCACACCATGATAAACCGTGAGAATGTCATTTGGTTTTGCATTCTCAATTTTTTCGAGTTCGCCTGGGGAAATTTCTTCCAATAAAGTTAGCAGCTTTGATAAATTATAATTTTCTTTTATTGTTTTTGTCATGTTTTACTCTTTTAAAATGCGATGTCTTCCTCGGGAAACCACCGACCACGAAGGTAATTATCAACTTCTTCTCTTCTGCTGCCTGTAATAAGCGTTCTATAACAAAGAATTGCTTTGACACCGGCCAGCAATGGTTTAACGTTATCCGGCTGTCTTTTACCCACACCGAAATCTGCTGCGGAGCTTATGTTCCAGCCACTCAGCCCTCTGTAGATAACCGTCATCTGTTATAAATATAATGCCGAGGGTTTCTTATTTCAATAAAGATTCAATAAATTTATCTAAAGAACTCATTTTTTCTTTTTTGTGAATTTTAATTTTAGTTGGGTCTATTACCGCCAGATTTGTTGGTCCGTCACCACGGACCTCAAAGGAGTCATACCCGTTTTGTTTTAGCCAGTCAATAAAATCTTTAGTTTCCAGGGTGCCGTAATCAAGGTTGTTGATTGATTTAAGAATTTCTTCTGCTTCGTGCCATTCATCTTCGCCGACTTCAAACATGCCGCTCTTTACAATGTCTTCGAGAAGCTTTTCGCCAAACGGGGTTAGCGAATAATAATTTCCATCTTTTTTATATAACTCTTTATCTGGGAAAGTTTTTGTAACATTTGGGACAACGGTATAAACCCATCCGTTATGGCCAGCATACAACTCAGCAAATTTCTTATCGGACGATAGCCATAGAGGTCTGTCCGTCGTTTTTTGATCAAAAGCTATCCATTTTGTAGGCCTGGAGAATGAAGAGATGTTTTCTTCTGAACCGTGGAAATAAACTTTTTGTTTTCCTTCGTTCAATTTTTCTTTCTTTGAAAGATAATCGGCAAGGACTTTTTTATAATATTCCGAAGAGCTTGGGGCATCTGACCTGCCTATAATCTTTAATTTGGCCGGATCAAACACGGCGATTTCAATGCCGATTAAACTAGCGGCATCATAATTGTTTGACAAAAACCAATTTTTTATTTTGTCAGACCTTTTTTTATCGTGAGTCGAAGGTGGGAATGAAATTCCTAATTTGCCTCGGAAGAAGTCTATGAACTTGCTAAAATCAGCAACCTTTTTCAAATTATGCTCAACCTTTAATACAACAGGTTCTCCGCCAAACTTTTTTACATTGTCCTCAGCATAAAGCATGGCAGTTCTTCGACTGGGCGTTAGATAAATACCAGAGCCAAGATTACCAGAATCTCTTTTGCCGATTTTGCTTTTGTCAAATTCTTTAAAATCCGCAGTTGTCCCATGATAAAGAATCCTTGGAACCTGGATCGTTTTTTGTTCTATATCTGGCACAGCCTGAACTTCACACAGAATCGATTGAACAAAGTTTTTAAGTAAAAATATCATATCTCTATAAAGCTCTACTCAATAAGTAGATACAGAATGATTAAGATACTTGAACTAAAAGCTACCTTTTGAAGAAAGTTGTATGTTTAACGCTCTTAATCATAACTGTTCATTATTGCTTTAAGCGGATTTGGAGTATTTGGAGGTTGCCCAGGTAGCCTTATTTCTTGTTCTTGTGGTTGTTCCATATACCTCGGAGGTTCTGGTTCAACAAAATAATAGTTTTGCTTACTACGTGAGGTAAATCTCTTCACCATTCCATTGATTGACATTCTGCAATATCTTACTTCGTCTAAAATCTTTTCTACTTCTTTTCGCACTTCTGTACTCTCGAAGAAAATTTCCATCTTAAGTACATTGTCAATGGCATCTTCAACATCATTCAGTGTTCCGACAGTATCGCTAATATCATCCTCAAACACCATGATTATTTTTGAAAATTTCCAAATGAAATAAACGGATGCCAATAAAAGCGCACCGAACATGACCGACAGAAACGAAAGGAAATAGACCAACATTAGATTACATCTTTCAAAGTTTCGGTATATGTTTTACTTATTGCTTCAAAACTATGCGTGTCTTGCAATGATTTGGAAAGTTCTTCTGCCCATGCAAGCGGTATTTTCGGGCTACTATGAAATTTTTGCATTTTTCTCTTTGCATCCTGTTCATCAGGGTTTGCCCACTTCATATCAGCAAAGAATATCTTATTATCAACTCTTGATTCATGAATAGGACGTAATCTGTAATCGACTTTGATGTATTTCCCCTGACCCAGAAACTCAGTATGGGCGCTCCAATTTGTAACAATAACGGGGAGACCACATGCAGCGGCCTCAAGAATAGGAAGGCCAAAGCCTTCGCCACGAGTTAGGCTAACCAGGGCATTTACTTTTGGGTGCCTGTATAGGCCAGCCACTTCATCATTTGTCATATCTCCGTGCAGAAGGTGGAAGTTCGGACCAGGTCCCTTTTTCGTCTCTGCAAGAAACTTTGTAAGAATGTTGGTAGTGTTCAGTCTGTCTAGGACGGTATTTCTACCAAAATTTGTCTTAATGATAACACCAACATCTGGGTTGTTGGCAAAAGACTCAGACATCCATTTGATTGTGTACGCTAGATTTTTTCTATCGTTTTCAGGGTTGTTTCCACAAAACTGGCCGAAGATAAGAAAATTAAATTTAGTATCAAGGTCATCCAACCTATTTACTGCCTTAATAGCCTGCTCTTTGTTTTCATTAAGGCATGAATCAGTAAAAGCTTCTGGTACGACTGCAACCTTAGTTGTCACTTCCACACCAGCATTCATTATTACTTGCTTGACAAACTCAGATGGGACGATTACTAAGTCCATTTTATTTACGTTATCAATCCATTCTTTGCAGCATTTATCCGTTTCAACAACGGCGCTCATCCCAACATTAAAATCAGCCAAAAATGGATTCCATTCATTTGGAAGTTGTAGTTGTAAAGAGACATCGTAATGGTCCGATTTTACAGAATGCTGAACAAGTCTTCCAATTAGACCATCGTGCATGTCAGGATTAACAATCCAAGGTGTAACACCCCACTGCAACGCTTCAACAAAAACTTCAAGGTCGTCTCGGCTATCCATTTGATCAAATAGCCATCGTGCTACCTGTCTGGAATGGACCCCGTACCCCGATTGTGTTAGAACTGGCGCTCTAAGAATAACCTTCTTCTTTGAATCACTTGGTTTAAAGTTTGGTGCGCTAGGGCCTGACAGGCCGCTGTCAGGAGGTGCAGTTTCTCCGATTAAGTTGTCAATATTTCCTAATTTTTCAATCATTGTTTTCTCCGCTATATTAGCAGCCTATTCGGCCCTGGCTTTTCTGGTTTTGCTCGTTAGTTTCTTTTTACCTTTGAGCTTTTTCGGTTTTGAATCAGCAACAGAACTTTCAACAAACTGCTGGGTTTGCTGAGCCTCTTTGAGAGCTTGGGATTTATTCGTTGATTCAGTGTGCGCTGGGTTTTTGATAATAACTTCATCATTGGGGTTAGGGCTACCTAACCTTTCCAGCGTCCATCTTGGTGTTTTTCGTTCCTTGAAGTCAACAATGCATTTTTCAAGTGTTTGATCCCATTTCTCAACAACCTTTTCAAAGTTGAATTCGTGATCAACATAATCCAAAGCCTTATCCCTTAGCGTTTTCTTTTCTTCTGGTGTTAGGTCGTGGATGGTAAGAAATGCATCAGCAAGCTCTTCTGTTCCGGCATAATCCTCGTAAATATAAGGGACCATTTGCGAACCTACAAGAACTCGCTTTACAGGTTCAAGGGCGACGCCCAGTTCGGTGCCATCACGATAATCAACCGCCTTCCTTGTCTCCCCACCAGTCTTCAATGCAATAATTGGTTTTCCAACCTGTAAAGAAATCAAAGTTGAAAGACCGAAGCCTTCATTTTTTGAAACGTTTACCGTGGTATCGACCACATTATGAAGAACATTCATTCGATCAAAACCTAGTTTATCAACAGAAAACAAAACATTCTCCTGTAGACCAAGTTGTTCTGCAACCGCAATTAGGTTTGGCCCCTCTCGGTCGTCCGGTGCTGTATGCATCACAAGAATAGCATTTTTATGTCCATGCTTAGCTTCAAGCTTTTCAAGGAACAGTTTCCACGATGCCAGAACGTCCGCAGGCAATTTTCTTGTTGCGTTTCTGTTCACCCATAAAGCTTTAAACCAGCTGGCCTTTGGACCAAAGTTTTGAAGATTGTGCTTTTCTGTTTCTTCTTTTGGCATTTCAAAATAAACATGCTTTGGGAATGCATGTGGAATATATTCAGTCTTGTTTGGAAAATTAGGTTTAATTAATTCGTATGTTTTATACGAAAGGCAATTGATCAAATCTGTTGATTCGTACCAAGGCCTGTTGAAAGCAGGGTATGGACCATTGTCCCAAACGTGCCAATATGTAATCGGGCAAACTTGATGAATTTCATCTTCAAACTCCCAAAGCCAAATAAACTGTCTCGGATCTGTAAATATGAAAATTGCATCAGGCTTTTCAGTGATAAGAAGACTTCGAATTATCTCCTTATTTCCAAACCCGTCAACAGGTTTGATAATAAAATCATCGTTAACATGAATTGTCCTATAGTCCTGGTGTTTCATTGCGCCGCCAAGGCACCGGAAGGTGTACTTTCCAGTTTTGATCAGTCCTTCAATTAAAAATCTTGTCTGAACACCGACACCGCTCGGTGCCAAAGGGTGATCGGAAAGTACCAAAATTTTACGCTTCTTAACTGGTTTTATAAAAAGGTCTTCCCCGAGTAGGTCGCTGTCTGCTGTTAGTAAATCCTCTGTCATTTCTCTCTCCAAAACTTTACGATATTTTGCTATTATGCATCGTAATAAGCTCAACCTCTAGTATGAATTACTTGCCTGATAAAGTATTACGTTCATTCAATCATTTATTGGTTATTTTACAATCCAAGTTCTTGCTCAAAATCGGAGTCATACATTATTTTCACCAATTCTTTAAATTTTATCTTTGGCTCCCAACCAAGCTTGTTTTTAGCTTTGGAATAATCACCAAGAAGCAACGGAACTTCCTGCGGACGAAATAGATTTTCATCAATTTCTACAAATTCTTTCGGGTCAAGACCAGCATGCGTAAATACCTCATCTAAGAACTCCTTAACTGTGTGCGTCTCGCCCGTGGCGAGCACGTAGTCGTCCGGTTCTTTTTGTTGTAGCATAAGCCACATCCCATAAACATAATCCTCGGAATGGCCCCAGTCTCTCATTGCAGTCAGGTTGCCAAGATACAGCTTCTCCTGCTTACCTAGCTTAATTCGAGCTGCGGCCTGAGTAATCTTCCTGGTAACAAAAGTCTCTCCACGACGTGGACCTTCATGATTAAATAAAATTCCACTACTAATATGCAGACCATAAGATTCTCTATAATTCCTACAAATATTAAAAGCAAAAACTTTTGCGCAAGCGTATGGAGATGCTGGCATGAAACTCGTGTTTTCATCTTGCGGACTCTGCGGATTGTCGCCAAACATTTCCGAGCTAGCTGCATTGTAAAACTTTGCGTTTGGACACATATCCCTATATGCATTTAAAAGCTTTAACGTGCCATTTGCAATTACCTCCACAGTTTCCTCTGGAACATCAAAAGAAACACGGACATGGCTTTGTGCGCCAAGATGATAAATTTCATCTGGTTGATATTTTTTTAATAATCGATAAAGATTCGAACTATCTGTGAGGTTGCCCCACTCCATTATAAAATTAGGGTTATTGAAAACATGTTCAAGTCGCTCTGTGTTGAACGTGGAAGTTCTTCGACGAAGACCTACAACATAATAACCTTTTTCTAAAAGAAGATCGACTAAAGTGCTGCCATCCATTCCGGTGACGCCCGTTATAAATGCACATGGCTTTTTTTCTTTATTTATTACCATTCTTATCAGCCTTTCAAAGTTTGAAAATTTATAATGTTTATTATGAAGTATCTACTCACTCTTAGGAGTTTATACCATTCAAATAATTTTGTTTTATCTCATGTTTAAGATTATATTCCACGAACATTTGGGTAGGTTTTTTCAAACCATTCGCATGTTGTAGCAATGCCATTTTCAAAACTTTTATATTTGTGAGGTATTTTTGAAGACAAGCTTGGTTTTCTATGCTGGCCTGCTGGCTTGCCAATATCCCAGACAATTTTTCCACTATAATCAAAATAACTTTTCACGCAATCAACCAAGGTTTTAATTGAAACCTCTTCATTAGTTCCAATATTACAAGGCTCAGAGCTTCTATATTCCTGTCCTCCTACAAGGTCGGTCATTTTTAATAAAACTGCGGCGATGTCGTCGGAAAAAGTAAACTCTCGCAGGGATGTGCCATCGCCCCAGAATGTTGCCGTGGGCGATTTTTTAATCTTAGCTTCATAAATTTTACGGATAACTGCCGGAACCACATG